GTAACGCCGTCAGGCGGCGCAGTTATTGTAGGTTCAGCACCAAGCGTTGTAGTAACCGGTAATGTAGTTACACCAAATGTAGGTATAGTAACTTTAACAGGTATAGCGCCTTCAGCTGTAGTGGCTACGGTTATATCTCCACCAAAAGGGGTATTAACATTAGTAGGTGGTACGGCTACCCTAAGTAATCCTAATTGGAATACAATAGACACGTCACAAACACCTAATTGGGTGCAAATAGCTGCGTAAATGTAGTAAAATATAGCAAACTAAAAAGGAATTTATTATGGCAAGTACATACTCACCACTTAAAATAGAACTCATAACTACCGGCGAGCAGTCAGGTACGTGGGGTACTACAACTAATACTAACCTAGGTACAGCGTTAGAAGAGGCGATTACGGGATCAGCAGATGTTACGTTTGCTAGTGGTACAGTAACTCTTACTTTAACAGATACCAATGCGTCTCAAACAGCACGTAATTTAAGACTTAATCTAACAGGCACATCAGGTGGAGCACAAAATTTAATTGTACCGGCTATTGAAAAATTATACCTAGTTAATAATGGTTGTGCAGATGCTATCACTGTTAAGAACTCTACAGGCACCGGTATTGCAGTTCCAGCTGGTAAAACTATGTTTGTGTATAACAATGGTACAAATGTTGTTAATGCTGTTAATTATGTTGCCGGTACAGCTGCTTCTGGCGCTAACTCAGATATTACATCACTATCAGGTTTAACTACTCCTCTTTCAGTAGCACAAGGTGGCACAGGTGTAACAACCTCTACAGGATCAGGTAGCAATGTATTGTCTACAAGTCCAACTTTAGTCACTCCAGTATTAGGCGTAGCTACAGCAACTTCTGTAAACAAAGTAGCACTTACAGCGCCAGCTACAGGGTCAACACTTACAATTGCTGATGGTAAAACACTAACCGCAAGTAACTCCCTAACTCTAGCAGGTACAGACGCCACTACAATGACATTCCCACCTGCTAGCTCTAAAATAGGGTATCTTAACATTCCTCCAGTTGGAACTAAAACAGGTTCATATACATTAGCTACAGCCGATGTTGGTAAGTATGTTCAAGTAGGTTCTGGAGGTTCTATTACTATACCAGATGCAACATTTGCTGAAGGTGATGCTATTTCAATATTTAATAATACAACAGGCAATATTACAATTACTTGTACAATTACTACAGCATATATAGCAGGTACAGACTCAGACAAAGCGTCAGTCACTTTAGCAACAAGAGGTGTAGCTACCATATTATTTATTAGTTCAACAGTTTGTGTCATTACAGGAAACGTTACATAATGAGCGGAATAATGTTATCCATACTTGGTGGTGGCCCTGGCGGTCCGGTTGGCTTAACAGCTACTGGTGGAACACAAACCACAACGGGTAATTATAAAGTACATACCTTTACAGGATCGGGCACTTTTCAGGTTACAGCACTAGGTACTACTTATAATGCAATAGAATATTTAGTTATTGCAGGTGGTGGTGGTGTTTCAAGTCCTCCTACTACATATGGTGGCGGTGGAGGTGCGGGTGGCTATCGTTCTTCTGTACCAGGTCAAGTTTCAGGTGGTTTATACCCTGCCGAGTCAACAATCAATGCAGCGGTGCAATCATATACAGTCACAGTAGGTGCTGGCGGAGCTGTTAATAGCAATGGAGCTAATAGTGTTTTTGGAACTATCACAAGTATAGGTGGTGGTCGTGGTGGTGGCCCTAATGATTTTGATGTATATTCAGGAGGTTCAGGAGGTGGTGCTAGAGGTAATGAAAGCTCAACTAACGCAGGTGCGGCAGGCACGACAGCTCAAGGTTTTGATGGTGGCACGGCGTTTGCTACAGGTGGTAAAGGCAACCCTTCTACGGGTGCGGGTGGTGGTGGTGCGGGCGGTACGGGAGGAAATAACAATGGTCCAAATAATCAAACACCAGGTTTGGGTGGAGCGGGCGCATCGTCTAATATCAATGGAACTGCAACAATTCGCGCAGTAGGTGGAAAAGGCGCGAAAGAGCCAAGTAATATAGTAGCTAGTGGAACAGGTAATGATACTAATGGGCCAGCAAACACAGGCGGTGGAGCGGGACATGGATCAGCAAGTGCTACAGGTGGTTCAGGGCTTGTTATAGTTCGTTACCGATACCAATAGGACAAATACATATGGCACACTTTGCAAAATTAAATGAAGAAAATATAGTTACCCAAGTCATTGTGGTAGACAACAAAGACATCCTTGATGAAAATGGTCAAGAAAGTGAACAAAAAGGAATTGAATTTTGTGTTAATCTTTTAGGTGGCACATGGATACAAACTTCATATAACGCTAGTTTCCGTAAAAATTATGCAGGAATAGGGTATTCATACAATCAATATTTAGATGCATTTATCCCACCTAAACCATATAACTCATGGACACTAAATGAAACAACATATGAATGGAATGCGCCTACTCCTTATCCTACAGACGGAGCAAATTATGTATGGAATGAAACTACATTATCGTGGGATGCAACAACTGAGTTAATACAAACTTATATAGGATAAAAATATGGCTTCACCAAAAAGTAAATTTACATGTATAGCAAATCTTTGGATTAGACAAATGGTATTTGAAAAAGCAGGTGATGCTAATGACGGTCATGTACATAATTATGACCATACAACTTTACTTTCTTATGGAAGTGTTAAGGTTAATGTAGAAGGAAAAACAACTGAATTTAAGGCTCCGCAAGTTATATACATCCAAAAAGGTAAAAGTCATTTTATAGAGGCTTTAGAAGATAACACTATTGCTTATTGTGTGCATGCATTAAGAGATAAAGATACAGAAGAAATTTTAGATGCGGAACAAGTGCCTAAAGGAATTCATGTAGACAGTATTTTTACTGTTGCAAAACCGTTGTAAATGAAAATAGTTAATTTAGTTAAAAACTATTTGCCCGAAGAAAAATGCAATGAATTAAATAATTGGGTTATAGAAGCAATATTAAGTAATAAGTTAAAACTTGGATTAACTACAAACGACGACAAAACACTAGAGCAGTATTTTGTACAAACACCAAATAGATTTAATAGCAGATATGGTGATAGAAATTACGAGTATCCTCAGTTAGTTATAGATATACGCAAACAAATTCAAAGTGAATATAATTTAACTAAATGGAAAAACCCTATTCACCCTCATGGAAGAAATGGGGTAGTTGTAAGTGCAACAAAAAATAATGGCAACTTATATTTTCATCGTGATTCGGTTGGGGGGATGTCTCCAAAAGAATTGCTTAGGTGCAATATATTAACCTCAGAAACAGAAGGTGGCTTAATTTGGGTAGGTAACGAGTCTTATCAACCTAAAAAAGGCGATATGATGCAATACTTAGTTTCAAGACACACACATGGTGTTGAAAGGGTAATTGCCAAAGAAAATGAATATAGAATTATGTGGATGTTTGGTTGGTTTGTAGATGGCGATGAATGGGAAGCAAGTATTCAATAATAAAGGATTAAAATGAAAATTATAGTCGGCGTTTTAATTACACTTTGTCTTTTATGGTGTATACACCATTTAGGAGTTTAATATGAATATGGAGAAAATAACAAGCATGTTGTTCCCAGTAATAGTCTCGGCTATTGCTTGGATGATCTCGTCTGTAACTTCTATGCAGAATGACTTGATTGATATTAAAGCTAAAATGCCTATTCTTATTACAGAACAAGGTGTACCAACTGACAGCCCAATATCAGCTGAGAATAGAGCTAAGTTAAAAGAAGAATTAAGAGCGCAGATATCAGAACTTAATGTACGTATTCGTATTTTAGAAGAACATGACATGCAAAGGAAAGGCAAATAATGTTTAGCTTATTATCAGGTTTATTAGGTTTTGCAAGTGCAGGCTTTCCCGACTTATTAAAATTTTTTCAACAACGTTCAGATCAAAAGCACGAACGTGAAATGGCACAGTTGCAAATGCAACGTGAGCTTGAATTAGCTAAGGCAGGTTTTGTAGCACAAGCTAAAATAGAAGAAATTAAAACAGACCAAATTGATTTAGAAACTACTGCACAAGAACGTGTCGCTTTATATGAACATGATGCTAAGATTGTAGAAAAAGCTTCACAATGGGTAATTAATTTAAATGCTTTAGTTAGACCTGTGATTGCGTTTGCTTTTGTAGGCGAACTTATTTTACTTAATTTTATTCAGTTATTCTGGGCTATGCGAACAGGTGTAGATTGGGTAACCGCAACAAGAGAAACATTTACCGAACATGAAATGGCAATTACTTTTACGATTGTAGGCTTTTATTTCGGTGCTAAGACATTTGAAAAACTCCGTAATAGAGCAAATTAAATGCGAGTGTCAGAACGTGGCATACGTCTTATTAAACATCATGAAGGCGTGCGTAATAGGCCCTATCGTTGTCCTGCTGGGCTTTTCACTGTGGGCGTGGGTCATCTTATTGGGGACGGTAAATCTTTGCCTGAATCTTGGAATAGACTATTTACGAAAGAAGAAATAGATGGACTTCTTAAAAGAGACTTACGTCGCTTCGAGTTGGGAATACATAAGATGCTACCTAACATGCCTCTTAGACAATCCGAGTTTGATGCTCTTGTATCTTTTTCTTTTAATTTGGGTTTGGGATGCTTCCAAAGATCAACCGTCCGTCAAGCGCTTTTACGTGGAGATAAAGAGGCGGCTATGGAATCATTAGTAAAATATTGTCGTGCAGGTGGTAAAATACTCAGAGGTCTACAAATCCGTAGATTGGACGAAAAAGCACTCTTTGAAAGTTAAACATGCCATTAAGCAAACTTGTATTTAAACCAGGAGCAAATCGAGATCAGACTAATTATGCCTCTGAGGGTAGTTGGTATGAGATGGATAAAGTTCGCTTTCGTTCAGGATTCCCTGAAAAAATAGGTGGTTGGCGAATACAAAACTTGCAATATTATGTTGGTACTGCACGAAGTGTGTTTACGTGGGGTACTACTGATGGAAGTGAACTTATAGGTATAGGTACTGATGTTAAAAACTATGTATCTGCTGGTACTTATATGTATGACATTACACCTTTAAGAACAACACTTGTATCCCCTGCTACAGATAATTGTATCAATACTACAAATACTTCAAAGACAATTACTATTAATGTATCTGGACATGGGTTAACTACAGGAGATTATGTCACTATAAGTGGCGTGACAGGATCAGGTTCTCCATCAAATATAGGTGGTATCCCAATTACAGAAATTAATGCAGAGCACGTGGTTACTGTTATAACTGCAAATCAATTTACTATTACTGTAACAACAACCGCTACAAGCACTACAACAAATCAAGGCGGTACGGCTATTAGTATTGCGTGTCAAATTACAACAGGATATTCAGGTGTAACTTATGGTTATGGTTGGGGTACAAGCACTTGGGGTAGAGGTGCATGGGGTTCTAGTTCAACAGTTCCAATAATACTACCTCCTAGACTTATATTTCAAGATAAATTTAATAATGATTTAGTCTTTAATATTCGAGATGGTAATATTTATTATTGGGCCTATATTAACTCATCATCATTTAACAATCGTGCAGTTTTATTAAGTTCTATATCCGGTGCAGTAGCAGTTCCTCAACAAGTTACTAAAGTGTTATTCTCACCACAAGGTTTTTTATTGGCTCTTGGTTGTACTAACTACGATGCAACTGCTGGAGCGCCTGACTATTTAGGTTCATACGACCCATTACTTATTCGATGGTCTAATGTCGATCCTGATATTGGTCCTGAACCTGAAAATTGGCAACCTACTTTAACTAACACAGCAGGGTTCCTACGATTACAAGCAGGTACAGCAATTGTTACAGGGCTATCTACTAAACAAGAAGTTCTTATTTGGACTGATATATCACTTACTTCATTACAATTTTTAGGTACGTCAGAAGTATTTGGTCAATCTTTAATAGCTAATGCCATTACAATTATGGCTCCTAACACAGTAGTCCCTGCTAATAATGTAGTTTACTGGATGGGTAACGATAAGTTTTATATTTATTCAGGTCGTGTAGACACATTACCTTGCACACTACGTCAGTATGTATTTGATGATATTAATAGAAATCAAACTGATATTTTCTTTTCCGGTTCTAACGCAGAATTTAATGAAGTTATTTGGTTCTATTGCTCTTTAAATGCTACTGAGATTGATCGATATGTTGTATATAATTACTCAGAGAATATTTGGTACTTTGGTACTCTAGTTAGAACCGCTTGGACCGATGCGGGTTTATTTGATTATCCAATAGCACTTAATGATGGTAATGTTTATTATCACGAATATGGACACGACGATGGGCAGCGTGCAGGGACGCCACCACTACCTATAACATCATATATTCAGTCTGCTGACATAGATATTGAAGACGGTGATAAATATATGCTCATACGTCGTATACTTCCTGACGTTAATTTTACAAGTTCTGATTTAAATAACTATGTAACAGGCGCTTCATTAACACCAGAAGTAACGATGACGGTAGGTGTACGTAATTTTCCAGGTGCAGTTTCATCAACTACTAATGCAGAGGGTGAATCAACAGCAGAGGCTGTGACTGTAACAGGTACTACAACGGCTACAATTAATCAATATACAAACCAAGTATTTGTAAGAGCACGTGGTCGTCAAATGAACTTTAAAATTAGCTCTAGTGGTGTAGGGGTTCAATGGCAACTAGGTATGCCTCGTGTTGATGCAAGACCTGATGGACTAAGAAACTAACATGGCTTTAAAGTTATTTACATCACCGTCACTGCCATTAGCACCAAGTACGTATGATCCTGAATACTTTAACCAAGTTATACGTTCACTTAATGTTTACTTTCGCCAGCTAGACTCTACAACGCCTGTAGTTATTGATAGTTTGACATTATTAGCACTACCTACCAATCCACTAGGTCAAAGAGTAGGCACAGTATATAACGATAACGGCGTTTTAAAGATTGTTTTAGAGGGTACTGTTAATTCAATTGCAGGCGCAGTTAACTTAGTGGGTATAGCCCCCACAATTACAGTAGCATAAAGGCTTAGAAACATGGTATTATTAGCATATATTTAAGGATTTTTAATTATGATGAATCAATCAGCACAAGGTTTAGCATCTTTAGGTCGTGGCAACGATTCGATGCTTGTTCACATGACTCCGAGAGAAGTTCAAGGACTACAGGGTCTAGCTATGGCTCATGGTGGTTCTTTAACTACTAATCCTGAAACAGGTCTTCCTGAAGCTGGCTTTTTAGATTCTATCTTACCTATGGCTGCTGGTTTTGCATTAGGCCCAGGCGGTTTTGGTTTATTTAGTAGCCCATTAATGGCTGGTTTAGCAGTAGGTGGTATTACCGCTTTAACTTCAGGTGATTTAGGTAAAGGAGTTATGGCAGGATTAGGCGCAGGTAGTGGTGCTGGGTTAGGTAGTACTTTTGCAAAAATGGGTCAAAGTGCTGTTGGAGGCATTACCCCTGAAGCTGCTAAGATGGCTGTAGGAGAAAATATAGTTGGTCAGTTACCAGCTAATGTAGCTCAAAATGCTGCTTCTAATTTAGGTATGTTTAATTCACAAGGCGCTACAGCTGCTATGGGCGCTGCAGGTAATGCTATTCCAGGTGCTGCTTTATCTAATTTTAATAACTTAGGTTTATCTGGCCAAACAATCGGACCGGGTGTTAATAGTGCTGTCAATGCGATGGGAGCTGCACCAACAAGTACTCAAATTGCTCAATCAACTTTAAGTGAACCACTAAGTGGGTTTGGCGCTTCAGCAAAAGGATTTGGTCAATTTATGGAAGATCCGTTAGGTAAAGGCTTTGATGCATTTAAAGAGGCTGCTGGTGAACCTGGTAAACCATTAACTCCAGGGCAAGCAGCGTTTAAATTAGGTTCTCCAGTGGCTAGTTTAGCTTTAAGTGCTATGGAACCAGAACCATATAAAGGATATGTAGACCCAGATACTGGCAAATATAGAAGTGCTTCAGGTGGTCTTAGCTTAAGTGATAAATTTGATACAGGTCTTCGTTTAGCAACAGGTGGTACAATTCAATCAGGTGGTATTAGAGACTTATATGGCACACCAGACAACCAACCTACTATATCTCCAGGACTTTCAGGTTTTGGTTTAGGGCGTCTTAGTAATCTTGCAGGTGAACAAGCCATGACCCAAGCTCAAACATTAGGTTATGCTAGAGGCGGCTATTTAAATGGTGATGGTGATGGTATGTCTGACTCAATCCCTGCTACAATAGATGGTAAACAACCAGCTCGATTAGCTGATGGAGAATTTGTGGTACCTGCAGATGTTGTAAGTCATTTAGGTAATGGTTCATCTAAAGCAGGTTCAAAAAGACTATATGCTATGTTAGATAAAGTAAGACAAGCACGTACCGGAACTAAAAAACAAGGCAAAGAAATTAAAGCTGAAAAATACATGCCTGCATGAAACAAGTACAAATAGTAGCACCTGAATATATTCATACTATATGGGACGATGTAGAGCCCATGTTAAAACCAGCGTTTATTAATTTTGACAATGCTGATTATGGTATAGAGCATATTAAAGTATTAATTATTGAGCAGTTGCAGTATTTATTTGTAGTTGTAGAAGATAAAAAGATTATAGGTGCTTTTACTGTAGAAGTTATTAACTATCCTAATCATCGTGTAGCACATACAACGTCTATGGGTGGTAAAGGTTTATTTAATATAGATACGGTAAAACAATATGAAGATTGGGCAAGACTTCAAGGTGTTACAAAAATAAGAGCTTATGCAAAAGATTCGCAGGCTAGACTATTTAAAATGAAATTAGGACTTAATGCGGTAACGCACGTTGTGGAGAAAACTTTATGATTAATTTGTTTAACTGGTTAGAGAACCTTGTAGGTTTCTTTACTTTAGGTGTTGGTGGAGGTGGATCAGGGGGAGGCGGAAGCACAACTCAAACTTCTTATTCTACAAACTTACCTGAATATGCTAAACCTTTTTATGAAGAACTTCTAAAACAAACAGGCAAACAAGTTTATACCACAGATGCATCAGGTGCAGTGACAGGTGTTAAACCATATGTGCCTTATACAGGTGAACGCGTAGCAGGGTTTACTCCAGAACAAGAAAAAGTACAAACTGAAGTAGCTGGTATGACTACACCAGGAGGTTTTGGTACGGCAGCTAGAGGTCTTGGTACTGGCGAAGCATTAGGCTTTGGTACTGCAGGTATGGGTATTGGTCAGGCTTTTGGATATAAACCAACAGCTGTATCAGGTGGTACATTTGACCCTTATGCAGCAGCATATTATTCTAGTCCATATCAAACTGCAGTTACAGATGTTGCAGTGCGTGAAGCAGAACGTCAAGCGGCTAAAGAAAAAGCAGCAGGTGCACTAGGTGCGATTGGTCGTGGTACATTTGGTGGTGCAAGACAAGCATTAATGCAAGCTGAACAAGGTCGTAACGTAGCACAAAACATAGCAGATATTAGAGCTAAAGGTGCACAAGCTGGTTATGAAAATGCACAAAAAATGTTTGAAGCAGATCAAGCACGTCGTATGCAAGCAGCTCAAATGGGTCAACAAGCTCAACAATATGCTGCAGGTCTTGGTAAAGAGCTTGGTGTTGCAGGTCTACAAACAGGTCTTGAAGCAGCAGGTAAAACAGGTGCATTGGCAGCAACAGAACAAGCAGCTAATCTTGAAAGACTTAAAGCACAAGCAGCAAGTGCTGGTGAAAAACAAGCTTTACAACAAGAAATTGATAACCTTAAATATCAACAATTTCAAGAAGCTCAAAACTATCAAAAAGCTCAACTTGATTATCTATCACAAATTCTACGTGGTAATGCAGCGGCTCTTGGTACAACTCAAACACAATATGCTCCTGCTCCAAGTTTAGCTTCACAGTTAGGTGGTATGGGATTAGCCGGGTTAGGACTCTATAATATCTTAGGAAAACAATAGTATGAACATTATTAAATTACAAGATATGTTACGCGGTGTGCCAGATCAAGCACTTATTAATTATGTTCAAAATCCACAAGGTGAAGTGCCTAGCTATTTAGCATTAAGCGAATTACAAAGACGTAAAGATACACGTGCTAAATATCAATCTCAACAAGCTCCAGAATCAAGTGTAGCAGAAGATTTAGAACAAGAAACAATGTCCGATCAAGGCGGCCTTGCGATGCTAGCTAAGAACCCTGACCTCTCTCCAGGTGCTCCTGACTCGCAAGGTGTCGCCTCCCTACCTGTTGATGAAGGCATGTATCAAGAACAAAACTTTGCAGGTGGTGGCATTGTTGCATTTGCAGGAAAAGATGGTAGCTATGTTCAAAGTTATCCTAATTATGAAGGTCCAGCTACATCTGCTATCGGTCGTGGCTTAGATTATATTACAGGTGGTATTAAGAACTATGCTAATAAAAAATCTAAACTTATGGATTTACAGCAACAGATTGAAACACTACAACCTAATTTATTTGAGTCTCTTACTCCATCAGAACTTAGTACTAGAAAAGCTAAAATAGAAGAACTAAAAGCACAACAAGATGCAATTAGAAATCCATCAAGTGGCTACGTATACAAAGAAGGTGAAAAAGCTGTTGACCCTACTATGAAATCATATGTAGAACAAGAAGCTATGCGTAAAACAGAAGGTAAGGGTAAAGGTTTAATTCTACAATCTGATGAAGAAAAAGCTAAGTTATTAAAAGATAAAGAAGGTAAAGGAGTAGGTGTTCAAACTGAAACTGCACAAACTCAGACAGAGCAAAAACCAGGTGAATCATATGAAGATTCATTACGTAGACGTATGGCTATCTATAAAGAGTTTATGGGTGATGATTCTGATAAAACAAAACTTAAAGAAAAAATTGATGCCATGGAAAAACGTGCTGCACGTCAAGAAGAAATGGCTCCATGGATGGCTCTTACAGAGGCTGGGTTTAAAACCATGCAAGGTACATCTCCATTTGCATTAGCTAATATTGGTGCAGGTGCTGAGGCGGGTATTAAGTCATACGGTGCTGCTCAAGATAAACTAGCCGCTTTAGAAGAAAAACGCTATGCACTTATGAACGATGCTGCTAAAGCAGATAGAGCTGAAAGACAAGCTGCAATTACATTCGGTGAAAATAGCTATCAACATCAAGCTGCTATGGAACAAAAAGACAGAATTGCAAATATGAATGCTCAACTTAAACGAGAAGAAATTAAAGCTTCTAAAGATGTTGCAGCGATGAAAATTTCTTCTGATGCTAATTTATTAAAGATGGCTAACTTTGGTATAAAAGATCAAGCAGCTATTGAAAAATATGTTAAAGATAAAATGGGAACTGATTCACTAATTTTAGAAAACTTAAGAAAACTAGAATCTCAAGGCAAATTAGATGAAAAGAAAAAAGCTTTACTTAAAACTTATGTAGACAAAGAAGCTAGAATTCAAAAAGAAGCTATGCAAAAATTTGATGTAAATAGTTTAATAAATAAAGCTAAACCAGGTTTAGCAGGTACTCAATTTAAATCAAGTGACTTCACTGTAGAGGAATTAACAGGTCAATAATGGCACGCTATAAAGTAACGGGACCTGACGGCAAACAATATCTAGTCACTGGACCTTCAGGTGCATCTAAAGACCAAATCTTAGGTGTATTACAAGAAAAATTAAGTGCTCCATTAGACCAACCAGTACAACCCACAACTGATGTTTTACCAGAAGAACCAGATGCAACATTTGGTGAAAGTCTAAAAGACATTGGCATAAGTGCTACGCAAGGTATACTAGGCGCTAAAGAAGCACTAACTGGTATCGCTAATATTCCTACATTCGGTCTAGCTGGCAAAGGTGTCGCCGCAGCTGAAAAAGCTATATTCGGTGGTACGTCTCAAGAAGCTCGCGAAAAACTTCAACAACTTAAATCAGCAGAAGCCCAACAAGAAGAAAAAGAAATTGCAGAAACAAAAGGATTCCTTCCTACAGCTGGTGCCTACTTACAACGGCCTGGTGCGTTGGCTGGGGTTATTACTGAATCTCTTCCTAGTATGGCAGGTGGTGCAGGGCTTGCACGGGGTGCTGTAGGCGCAATAGCTAAAATGGTTGGTAAGAAAGCTGCTCCATTAATTGCAGGTGCTGTAGGTGAAGGCGCTATTACATCAGGTTCTATTGCAGAATCAACAAGACAACAATCCGAATCAGGATTACTTACTCCAGGTCAAGCAGGTATATCTACATTAGCTGGTGTATTTACAGGCGGTCTAGGTGTATTTGGTGGTAAGGTTGCACAAAAATTAGGTGTAGCTGATATTGATACATTACTAGCTGGTGGCGTAGCTGATGCAGAAAAGAAGAGTATACTAAAACAAGCGTTTAAAGGTGCTTTATCAGAATCTGTATTTGAAGAGTTACCACAGTCAATCCAAGAACAAATTATGCAGAACCTTGCTGCTGGTAGACCATATGATGAGGGTGTTGCTGAAGCAGGTGCAAGTGGTATGTTAGCTGGAGCGTTCTTAGGTGGACCTGCAAGTGCCTTAGCTCAAGCCAAAGATAATATGGCGGTTGCAAAAAAATCTGAGCCCCCTCCAACAGAAGAGAAAAAAGAAGAACCATCTCTTAAAGTATTACCTGCTACTGAAAAGTTAGAAGATACAGATGCAATGAAACTCTTAAATAGGGCTAAAATAAATATAGAAGGGGAAGTAGATGAACAGCTTGACACCACAAAACCTAGAGAAAGCGTTCAAGTATCTGGAGGACCCGAAGGCGGAGTTGCCGGAGTCACTGAAGGAGCTGACGGATCTGGACTGGTTCGCAATAGAGTTGATACTAAACCAGCTGATGTTGGAGCGGGAACACAGCCAATTACACTAGAAGGATTAGCATCAACTATTAATACATCAGGTGAAGAATTTAAAAATCCTGCTCAGCTAAGAAAATATTTAACCAAACAAGTATCTAAACCAGGACTTGCTCAATTAGAGTTAGAGTCCCCTACTGTTATTAAAGATTTATTTGACCAGTACAAAGATCAATTAGAAACTAAACCTTTAGCGGAAAGAGTTTTAAAACTTGAAGAAGCTAATAAACAAGCTCGTTTAAAACAACAAGAAGAACTTAATCAAGAACAACTTGATGCACTACCTAAATATCTTAAAACTGTAAATCGATATGCAAAAGAAGCGCCTCTTACTAAAGAACAAGGTATGCAGACTGCGGCTGTAGAAAAAGCTTTTGATACTATTGATACATCGGATATTAAAGGACTCAAACGAGAACTACAAAACGACGCTACATATGCAACTCAACAAGCACTAGCTACAAGAAAAGCTCGCATAAAAGAGCTTATGACTGAACAAAAAATTACAGAGAAAAAAGCTAAAGAAATAGTAGGCCCTGCTGAAAATTATACTTTCTCAAGCTTAAGACCTACTCAATTTAAAACTAGAGAAGAACTTATTGCAATAATTAAAAAATATGAAGGTAAAGGTAAAAAACAATTAAATGAAGAACAAGCAGAAGAAGCTAAAGCTCGTGATGAATTTATTAACAGTTTATCTGAAAGAGAAAAAGTACTGCTTGAGCAACAAAAATATGAAGCTATTAATTTGGAGCTTGAATCAAATAGGCAACAAGTTATTAATGAAAGACTATTAAAACAAAAACAAAAGGCTCAGAAAAAAGCTACTGCTGAAGTAGAAGAACAAATACAAGAACCTAATTTAATACCTGAGATTGATACTAAACCTATTATGGTTAGTGAAGGTAAGATTCTTAATAAGGGTACTCGTATTGTCAATAAGGCAGTTAATTCTGCAATCAGTAATAACAAACCATTTTTAGATATATTAAAAGATGTAGCTGGTGGGCAGTTTAATAAATACTTCTCATATCAAACAGTTGCTGATATGTTACAAGAAAAAATAGCTACATTAGCTAAACCTAAAGGTATGGGTATGAAGGGTATGGCTCTACCTACAGTTGTTTATGGTACGGTTGAAAAAGGTAGACCAGCTAAATTTGATCCTGCTACTAATACAATTACTATTGACCCTAACAATTCTCAAGGTCAAGACTTAGGTCAGATTCTAACCCACGAGTCTATGCACTATATGCTAGACCATATTATTGATAACCGTAAAAACTTATCTGATGGTCAAAAGAATGCATTAAAACGTTTAGAGCAATTACATAAACAAGTTAAAACTAAGTTGGGTAAAGACTTTGATATACCTAACCTAAAAGAATTTGTTGCAGAAGCATTTACAAATAGTGACTTCCAAAGAGCCCTAGCTAGCCTCCGTCCGCCAGCTGGTAGTAAACTATATAGAACAGCATCTGATATTGTATGGAATATTTCTAAAGCTATTGTTAGCGCATTAGGTCTTCGTTTTAATGCAGTGCCGCCTGTAGTGCTTGAAGAAACAATTGACTTAGTATCTAATATTATTACAGATAAAGCATATACCTTACCTACAGAAACAATGATGGGTAAAGCACCTTCCTTTGCACCTAAAAAAGCTGGCGAACCTAAACAATTATTTGATCCTAAAGAATATAAGAAAAAACAATCTGTAAAAGAATACCATAAACCGAACACCGTAGAAGTAGTTAAACGTACTATTGTAGGTGAAAAAGCTAGAGATTATCTAATTACTAAATTTCAAAATAGTCGATATGCTATTAAGAAGTGGCAAAAAGATTTAGAGAAAGCAGGGCTAATTAAAGTCTTAGGTGATGGCTTCAATAATATTAATGACTACATTACAACTGCATTTGGTGAGGCAAACTTTAGACAAAAAGAATACCTAGAGAAACCTATGCAAGACTTACAAAATGCATTACAAAGCTATGCTAGTAAGTCTGGTAAATCTATTGGTGATGCACTAGGTGATTTGAAGGCGTATGCTATAGCATTACATGAACCAGAACGTAGACACATTAAGTATTTAAAAACTGTTCCTCTAAGTCCTAAAGCAGCTGATGAACGTGATGCTATATTTAAACTTGTATCTTCAACAGCTAATTTAACCAAAGAAGATTTACAGACCCTACGTACATATCTAGAAAACTTAGTTGCTAAAAATAAACAAGAAGGTGGTATAGGTAGATATAAAACTACAGATGAAGCAGGGGCTGACTATAACGTAACTGCAGATTTAAACTCTGATGAAATTGCTGCCTTACAAAGAGAATATCAAAATGATCCTAACAAAGCAGATATAGATAATTTATTAGCATTACTAAAACCTATTCAATCAGCGACCATTCAGCTTAATAAGATGGGTAATTATTGGTCTCAAGCTACAGATAATATTACTAACTTCTACGGATGGCAAAACTACGTGCCGTTAAAATATCAAAAGGGTAAGATGCCAGGTAATGTAGAAGATTTAGAACTACGAGATAAACGTTTAAGTAATGAGTTAAGAGAATCTGTAGGAAGCTTTGAAGGCTCAACAGAAGAAGCAGAAAATCCTATTATTCAAACTATGGTAGATGCATCATTATCAGCAGCTCGTGCTGGCCGTGTAGGTTTAACTCAAGCTATTAAGAACGCGGTAGAGCAAAAACTTATAGATGGTAAAGTAGATCCTAAACTAAAATTTACTGCACAAGAAATATATGAAGGTATTCCTGACGAAGGACAACAAGCCATGAGAAGACGTAACTCTGTTCTTCATTATGATAAAGATGGTTCGTTGCAAATAATTCAAATTAATGATCCTCAAATACTAGAGTCTATCCGTCGTACATATCAAGAAGGTCATCCGGTACTAGACATAGCTAATAAGTTTACAAGCTTAATTGGTCAGTCTCATACTAGATATAACCCTGCTTTCCCTGTACTAAACTTTGTACGTGACTCTTTAACCAATGCATTTGTAATGGCTGTAGATATGAGTCCTATGGATGCATTTAAATATATTAGTTCTATTAGTGCAAGTGTAGCTAATGGTGGATTGTTTAAAGCAAATAAAGTAGCTAGGTTATATGCAAACAATGATATAGGTAAGCTTCGTGAGTTAGCTAAAAAAGATGATTATGTAAAAGACATGTTAGAGTTTATTGAGCAAGGTGGTATTGTTTCTATTGTAGAAGGTTTATCAGTTAAGGGACAATTAAATAGACTCTATAAAGATTTAAATAGAAGTAAGGTATTAAAAGCAAAAGATCAAATCGACCCATTCTTTGATGCTTGGGTATATACTTTTGAGTTGGCAGCTAGAACATCAGCTTATAGTATTGCTAAGAAAGCAGCGGAAGCTAAGGGTGTATCTCCTGAGGCTGCAAAACAAACTGCTACTGTATATGCAAAACAACTAGCTAACTTTGAAGAAGTCGGTGAGTGGGGTAAGGGTCTAGGTGCTATGTTTGTATTCTTCCGTCCATCTGCTACAGGTGCTGTTCGTGCATTTGAATCTATCGGTCCTATGTTAAGAACTTGGGAATCTGTACAAGCTTCATTACCTGATACTATCAAAAAGAATCCTGAAGCATTAGCTCAATATGAAGCAAACTGGAGAAGACAAAGTAGAGCAGCGGCAGGTGTAGTTATATCATTATTAGGTGCTGGTGCTACTGTGTATCTAATGGCTGCAGGTTTAGCTGATGATGACGATGAAGGTAGAAACAAAATTATTAATGATGATCTATCACGTTGGACTCGTTTTGCACGATTTGATATTGGTGAAGATAAAGTAGTACAAATACCTTGGGGCTTTGGTCTAGGTGGCTTTGCTGCAGCTGGTGCTCAAATAGCAGGAGCTATGTCTTCTAAATCTAATAGTTTAGCTAGTGTATTTGGTAATATGCTTAATATTGGTATTGACTCATTTATTCCTATCCCTGTATCTAGAATTAACCCTACTGATAACTTTGCAGCTTTTGCAATCGACTCTATTACACCTTCAGCAGTGCGTCCGTTCCTAGAATATACAATGAATATGAATTCATTAGGCCAAGAGATTTATAATAATAGACAATCTAGATTTGGTGATGCATACACAGGTGGTGATAATATTCCTGATATGTATAAAGATGCTGCACGCTTACTCGCTGAAGTTACTAATGGTGGAATTGATTGGAGTCCTAATACTATGTACTTCTTTGCTAATAACTACGCAGACGGTCTTACACGTCTAGCTCAAAACGGTTATGGTATCGGTTTAACAGTAACAGGACAGAAAGACTTTGATCCTAAACGAGACCTTATTGTTTTAGAAAGTTTCTTAAGTAATAAATCTAATGTGGATAGCAGACAGTTTAGTAAGGTAGAGCAAGATATGCTAGAAAAACAAAAGATTGTGAATATGTTTAAACAATCTAACCCAGAAAAATATATTGATTATATTATGGAGCATCCTTACGATGAAGCTATGATAGAACAGTTTAATAAAATGGCTGGCGGAGACCTTAAGAAGTTAAGAGAAGATGCGAATGCTATTAGACGTATGCCAGGACTTACTCCTAAAGATAGAAAAGATATGCTTGAAATGAATAAGTTTACGCAAAATCTACTTAAATCAAGTATTGTAAGTTCTATGGAAATGTATAAAGATTTAGAAGATTAAGCAATCCGCCAAGCTCTTACACCTAGGTGGTTCTTTTTAGTAGTAATATAAACTTTAACTTTAATCTTAGCTCTTTTAGCACCACACTCTATTGCATATACCATCTCAGCAGTATTAAGCGTAGGAATAAAAAAGCTTTCCCCAATGTTCATATAGTCAAAGGGGAATAACCATTCGGGTTCATCAAGCTGATTCAAGTTCTGGTTCCTTTGCACCTAAAATTTTATCCACAAATTCTTTTCTCTTAAATCCATAGCATCGGACGTTATACTCGTTATTACCTGTATACTTCCACCCTGCAGTCATACGGATTCTTTTTTCAGATAGTTCTATGCCTGTATCTTTAATACCATTTTTAAACTCCATTAAGTTTGCTTTTCTTTCAGAGACTAAATAAGTATTAAATATAGTACGCGCAATATAAATAGTACCGCTATCTTCTATTCTAATTACTAATGGTGCTTTAGGTTCTTCATACATCTTACCGTTTTTAATAACTAATGTACCTGCATGATTTTTGATTAGGAACTCAGATAATAAGTTTTCGTAATCCATTGTATTAACTTGAATGACATTTTCTTTAATATTCTTAATCTCTCTAACTATCTTTTGGTAAATTCTTTCTACGCCAAAATTATCTAGTATTTCATACTTATTAAGTATATCCCCTGCACCCATCGAGAAAGTAATTAAATTATGATAGAACCTATCTGCAGGGTCGAAGCCAATATCACCAATAAATCTAGTTAGCCATTTCTGGAATGTTGGGCCATATTCTTGTTCTGGATGGTCATAATCTCTAATGATGTCCCCTTTAGATTCCATATCAAATATAGCTTTAATAAACATAGGTCCCGCATGTCCGAAGTTATGCTTCATAGTTTCAAAGATTTGCCTACCTAGCGTTTCATCTAACTTAATAGCTTCAGGTTGAGTAATCATAAACTCAATAAGACGTGCAACTTCACCATTAGGATCGGCTTTTGCTGCGGCTAACTTATCATATATAGAACTATTAGATGTCATAACTGCAATCATATTAGCTGATGCCTCATAAGCACGTTCAGCATTGAAAGAACCTTCTGCTCTAATCTTAGCTTTACCTGATGACAACGCATGAATTGTATTAGATAGGTCATCTGCTGTCATGTTAGTAATTTCATCTAGTGCTAAAGGTAGGTTATGTAGTGCGTTAAGTCTAGACTTTAATCCATTGAAGGTAGTATTTTGTTTACCTGTGTGGATATGTAACGCCTCTGGGTCTCCCCACATACTTAGTGCAGAATATAGTGCCCCTGTCTTAGCCGCACCAGCTTTACCTGTTAAACATATTGTGCCCCCAGCTGTAGAAGAGTAAGCCATAAGTGGAGAAGCAAACCCAGCTAGCATAAAGAAAGCATGTAGTTCCATACCAGGAAGGTTAAGCTTATTAGCTGCTGCTTTCCAATTCTCATACGAACCTTTTTCATGTAGTAAAGGACCCACAACTCGCGTAGGCACCGATACTGGGACGCTTCGTACTTCTCCGTTTCTCATGTATTCTTTATCGCCTAATACAAAGGAAGTATGATCTTTATCTGTCCAACCCATTTGAGTACGCATGACGTCATCTCGACCATGATTTTCTAAGTATTGACCCCATTCAGTTATATAGTCCATAAAATGTATCACATTCTTTCTATTAATAATTATTGATTTACTTGCTAATATATCCATCATCTTATCAGGTGAGTAAGCACACTTAATTGGAAATAAAAACTCTCTAGGTGGATTATGTTTATACTCAACTCTCATCAATATACAGTCACCATCTACATCGTTTCTAAGTTTCTTTAGTGCCCATACGTTTTGCTCACAGATTAAAATTGGGTTAGATGGTACTAATTGCTTAGTGACTTTATCATATTCAGGAGGAATCTCTCTATATATACCACCATTAGGTCCAGCAAAGAAAGGTAATAGTCCTGATGGTAAAGTAAATGTACCTGGTGCTAATGTTATAGTAGTTAAAACAGTTTGCTCTACCGAACCAAACACAACAGGGTTCTCTTCTTGCATAGGTACTATAGGTATAATAGGTGTTTCTCGTAGTTTGCGTGCGAAGATCAGAGGGTTAGAAGCTATACCTTTCTTAGGACAGTTTTGGCAGCCATCAGGATTAGCATTTTCAAACGACGTACATGGATGTACCCCACCAAACGTAGCCGCTTTTAAGATGGTAGCTTCACGATTATAGTTTTTAGCTTTATCAGATATTGTATGTATAGCTGTTTCTGAATCTGTGCAACGACTAGCTACGGTTAACCCTGCAGTCCATAAATCATACGAGACAGAATCAGGATTCTCATAAATGTATTTAATCTGATTACATCCAATACCTTTTAAACTTAAATCTAAAAGCTTTTCAAAACTATTTTCCCAATCACTAGCACCTTGTGCTTCACGTTCTTCTTGTGTTAAACCTTTTTTAGCTAATTTTAATACTGCTTCAACACCTAAATCTTTAGGACTAATCTCATCTAAAAACTCTTTAAACTCATCAAACACATAGGTTGGCATTTCTTCGCTAAGTACTTTAGTAAGTGCTGGAGGGTTAGCTTTCCAATTTGTGCAATTAGGTGTACGTGTAGCACGAGCTGCGTCAGCAGTTACGTTAGGATCAATTTTTAATCCATTATCTAAACAGAACTTTTTAAATACCTCTGAATATAACTTCCACTCTTCAATAGGAATATCTCTATCAAAAGCCCACCATGCCCACATACCCCTACCAGAATCAAATCTAATAGGCTCAGGTAAATTAGCAGATGTAAGAAACTCATTCAAAGCATTTTCAGCTTCTTCTTTAGACGTATATTTTTTACCCTCTTTGTCTTCTGGGTCTACATCTAAATCAATAAATAAAGACTTAGAAAATACAGCTTCTTCTTTACCTCGTTTCCAACCTTTGTAAGTACTATGGGATACATAAATACTAGTACCTAAAGGTTTTAACTCTTCTATCTTAGGCTCTAATTCTTCTATTGATTCTGCATAATAATGTCTTGTTGTACCTTCTTTAGGCTCAATGGTGATAATACAATATACACCTTGTGAGGGAAGCACCTTCTTATAAAATTCTGTTATGCTTATCATATACAATGCTTTCTATTTTTAGAGGCAACACTACCCCGCCACACCATATGTGTGTTTTTAAAATTAACTACCGCGAAATTCTATTTTACTACTAAATAATTATCGAGTCTAAATATTGTTGAGCTATAGATAAAGTAGGTGCAGGTAAATGTCCCTCACTAAATCCTTTATTTACTTCTTCAATAAACTTATTAACTCGTACCTTATTTGTGTCCCTTATATCTTGACCCCTAAACCAACTATGTATCGTATAGCGTGATACACCCACCTTACGTGCAACATAAAGCGTAGGTAGGTTTGCTTTGACACATAGTTTGGCCATTTGAACCCCAAGGTTATCAGGGTCCATAGTTTGCAAGTTCGCTAAAAAATCTTGACTGTAGGGTCTAGCCATTAGCTTTTAACCGACCATTTCTTCATCACTTCGCTAGCATTATTTACTGGCTGAGGTGCTGCTTGAGTTGAAGGTCTTAGTACAGGTTCAGTAGCATCAACATCTGATTTAACTTCTGCTGATACAGGCGTTGCTTGTACTTGTACTTCTGATGTACCTTCATCGTTTTGGTATACAGTTAATTTAACAGCTGATTCAGCTGCGGCTGACTTACCTTGTCTTTGCAAAACTTCTAAGTCATTAGCATTAACGGCAGCTGCTGGGGTAAATAATACTTTAGGTGTAGAAGCTTTAGCATCGAATTGCATTCTAGTTACTACACGACCAGCACTCACATTGTTGTTAGCTAATAATTGGACATAAGGTCTGAATGGATACTTACCGCCTTCTTCCTTACCGAAACATGATGTAGCAGGTAAAACTAATTGCATAACATCACCAGCAGGATCATTAGGTAATACAACAGCCATTCTCCATGATAGACGACATGCAGTACCTGTGCCATTAGCCCCTGAATTTTTAGCACTAAATTGACAAGTATCGCATGTTTTAGATTGTGGTGTTTTTACATCAATATCAGGTACACGAGAATCACTAGACCAGCATGTAGGACTAATCTTCTCACCTTCCTTATATGATTGTGCATAGAATGTTCTTGATGCAGTATGTGCCATTTTAACAATTACGACGTCCATGTAATTATTTTCTGAAACACTTACTTCTTTACCACCAACAACTTTTCTAAATGCTTTACCACGAATTGAAATACGTTTGTTACCTTGATTTATGGCACCACCAGCAACGGCTAAGGTATCTTCGTCTAGCCCTGTTTGGATTAATGCGCCACTGTTTTGTAATATTACTGATAATTCATTACTCATTTTGTTCTCCACTAATTTGACTTGCTTGTTGGTTTGCGTACAGTTATTGCGAATTCACGCAACGTGCTGATGCCAGGGGGTAGGCCCTCATCTTGACGGGTACTCATAAACTCTTTGAAATTGGTCTGACTAATACGTTGTTGCAAGAGATCGAGTGCGTTGTTCTCCACAACGAATTGCTTAAAGTTATCCCAATCGCCACAAGTATAAGTTTCTTTCAAAGACTTAATGATAGTCCCACTCCCTGTACGTATGCTATCAGCATTTATTTCATTGCAGGCTACTAACATCGCCTGTTCCAGTTGTTCTAAGTCGGCTTTTAATTCAGCGTCCTTAGTTTCCCACTGGTTCTTCAGTGTATTCCTTTCATTTCTAATTGTCAAGTACGTTGTAACTAAATCATCTAACTTCATATCACTCATAATTATTATCCATTATCATCGTTTAAGAATTTTAACGTTGGTGCTTCTTTTCTTAATGCATAATACTCTAACTGAACTTTGGCACTATTAATCATCTTACCTGCGACGTTGGCTAATTCACCAGCTTCTTTAGTTTTAATAGCACCATTTCTTAAATCATCAAATATTTCTGATAATTCATTTCTTAACTCATTGACGCTTTTCATTTACTAACTCCTTTATTTTAAGTTGTACACGTTTTACTTCTACTAATGCTTGAGGTATATCTGCTACTTTTAAAGACGTACGTTTAACTAATTGCTGTCGTATATAAACATCTGTTAAATTAATTTTTTGTCTTAAATTATATTCTTTTTCTTGAGCTTTATATTCTGGTGTTAACCTTTTAGCTTTTTTCTTTGCTTTGCGTATTTCAGTATTCTTTTTAATATAAGCTAAATTGTATGCTCGAATTTTATCTTTATGTTTATCCCTAGACCTTTTTCTTGTTGCACTATATTTAGCCTTATACTCTGGGTCATTCAGCATTTTGTATGCATGAAGTTCCCGTTCTTTTTTTCTAAATTCTGGGTCTTTATGTTTAGCAAGAATACTCTCTCTATTCTTTTTGTAATAACTTCTAATTCTTTCCTTGGTACATTCCTTACAACATCTTCCATGGTAAAATTCAAATGTAGGTTTTACAGTGTTACATTTCTTACATAGTTTGTCAACTATATTGTTTAAGGCCATAAATCCTCCCTTACAATACTTATATGTCCCCACTCTTCTGCATCAACTATTTTTTCTACTCGACTTTCATAATCATTTAAATCACTATCTACGTAGCATCTTATATAATCAGCCAAGTCACTATATAAAGAATCTGATCCATCTGCTAAATTAATTTTAAAACTTCTTTTTAATCTAGCTTCATACGTTCTAAATAAAGCTTCCATCGCTAACGATCTAATCTGCTCAGGTGTAAACTTTGTTTTTACTATTGCTGTTACTAATTCTCTATTACTCATGCTTCTATTTCCTCTCTATATAAATCAACTAGTTTACTGTGCATATCTACTTTTCCTTGTAACATGTTATACATTCTCCTTTCAATATCTGAACCCTGTAAATGTACTACTGTCATCTTATTTTTTTGACCTACTCTATCCATACGGGCTATACATTGTAAATAAGTTTCTACAGAAAGTACAGGACTCCAAAACACAACTGTATTAGCTGCGGTAAGTGTGACGCCATGTGATGCAGCTTGAGGTTGAATGATTAAAGTTTTAGGGTCTTCACTTGTTTGAAATCTACCTATGATTGCCGCACGTTCAGTAGCAGATACAGCTCCGTTAATTATTTCATTAGTGACACCATTCTTATTAAGATACCTTGACACTACTTCAATAGTATGCCGATATGGTACAAAGATAATTGTCTTGTGTTCTGTCTCGTCTAGCACCTCTTGTAAAGCCGCTAAGCGTGGTGATATATCAAACTCAACTACTTCTTTTTTATCAGTGTAGATAGCTCCGCCTGATATTTGTAAAAGCTTATTAACATTGGCTGCCGCGTTTACTGCTGTTACTTGTTCACCTGCAGCTTCAATAAGAAAATCGTTCTTAAGTAATTTATAATATTTTTCTACCTGAGGTGTAAGTGGTATATCTCTTGTTTGATACATGACGTCAGGTAAATCTAAACAGTCTGCTTTTGCATATCGAATAGAAGGTTGTAGTGCTTTAAATATTTCATCTTTAGCATTACGTTTAGGTAACCATTTAAATCTAGATACTTGATACATAACTTTATCTCGCCACCCTGCAGTCACTTTAGGTACTCTGTTAGGACAAACAAGTCTAGCCAATCCATAAGCATCAAGTGGTGACTGTGCGGCTGGTGTTCCTGTAAGCATCCATAATCGTGTCGAAGGTTTTAATATCTTAGCTAGCGTCTTCCATCGTGATGTTGATATTGTTTTATAAGCATTAGCTTCGTCAATCACAATTAAATCAAAGTTAGCTTTTTCTATGGCTTCACGGACTACGGCTACCCCATCGTAATTAATAACTACAAATTCATAGTCACCATTTATAATTTTTACTCGTTTATCTGCTGTCCCATGTGCAACTGCTGAGGTTCTATGCATACACGTATTAAAGACATCGCCCTGCCATGCTGAATACATAATAGACAAAGGACATATAATAAGAACACGCTTAACTTCTCCTTGATTCATAAGATAATCAGCCGCCCATAACACAGAAGAAGTTTTACCTGTACCTGCCTCATTAAAACAAAAAGCTTTACGATTGATAGATAGGAATTCTGCAGTAACTCTTTGGTGGTCAAATGGTTTATACAAACCTGGCCAGTTGTAATCTCTAACGATAGGTGAAGGGAGGTTGTTACGAAAAGATATTAATTGATTGAGCCTAGTCATTTCATCTAGGCCCCAGTAAACTAGCACGTCAGCAAGATTACCTTTTCTTTCTATGACTTCTGATTTTTCTATGTTGTCTGTAATGTGAGAGACAATGTGCTCAGGCACTGTGAGTTTAACTGCTTGGTTATCTAAGATTTCCATTTTATCCTAACTAAATTAACTAAACCTCACCGAGGTTTCTAAATACTACTATCTAACTATTTTACTCTACTGAGTATATATGTCAACTATTTTTTCTTACGTTCTTTTTTACTTACTTCGGAAATTAAATTACCTTTTGAATCTCTTTTGAATGAGCGGTTTTTAGATGCACTTTGAATGCGTAAACCATCTTTATTTGAACCACCTTTATCGAGGGCTTTGACGTGAGCTACATCTTTACCTTCTCGCATATCAGCTTTGCCATTACCATTTAAATCTTTACCTTTTTTATCAATAGCTCTACGACCACGTTGTCTTTCCATGCGACGGTCGTGCTCACCCCTAGCAAGTTCTTGCTGGTATTCTTTCTTGTAAGGTCTAGGTTTATTTACGTAAGGCATGGCAGTATTATATCTTAACTCTTATTAAAATCACAGGTTTTTACAGGACAATATTTGCATAAAGGAGTGGGATTAGGCATCCATGTATTAGAGGCATATGAGTGTGATAACCTCATAAGTGGTGTTGTAAAGTTTCCCCATAGCTTATCAATATCTTCTCGTTTATATTCTTCAGGGATAAATTGGTTATGAGCTAAAAATAACAACCCTGCTTTAACATGGTTTACTTCAGGAAAATGAGCGAATGTCATTAACGCCATGAGTTTGAGTTGCTTAGGGTCTGGGTACTTGTTGCTTCCAGTTTTATAATCCACGATAAAAGCGGTGTCGCCGTCAACAATAAGTAAGTCAGCAATACCACGAACCCAGCGGTTAGAATCTTCAAATTTGCAAGGCGTCTTTTCTTTCGTAAGTGCCATTTCGTATTCACAATATTTATCTCCTGGAATTGCAATTAAGTCGTCTACCAACCCTTTGAATCGCTCATAGTTTTTAGCTAAGGCGGTATTACTTTTTACATAGTCTTCTAGTGCTTTGTGTACTTCTTTACCATATATAGTTTGAGGTGTGTCTTGAAAAGTGTAGTTCTTTAATACTCTAACTTCTTGGTATTTTTTTGGACATCCAGTATATTCTTTAAGGGAAGAATAAGACCATGTAAAGTCAGTCATTATATAGGAGTTCTTCTCGCAATTTCTTTAGCAATCTTTGCTCTCTTTTTACCTACTTCTGCTTTATCTAATAACTCATAAAGTTTTTTAATAGGTAAAGCTTTTAATCTATCTTTTCCTGTTTTAGTTTTAAACGGGTCAGCATGACGTCTACTCTTATGTATTTGTGGTTGTGCCATCTTCTACCTTTTCTACTTCGCCAGTTGATTTATTAAGTTGATATTCATGTAAGTGTGGGGATACATCATCGCTTTTCTTTTTGTTTCTAAATATTTTATCAAAGTTATCCCCAAACATATCACTACTAGGTTTTGACCTAATAAAATCTCCAGTCACATCATTTCTTGCAGTCTTATCACTCATAGTTTGTCCTTATATCTACTAAAACATCATTATAGGTTAATTCATGTTTTTCTTTTGCAAACTCAATACTTAATAAATATCTTGTTGTTTCAAAATTATACACTGTATGTTCTACTTGTGTGTTAAATATATAATAGGTGTTAAGTTTATATGGTAGCTCTTCTATTTTAAATACTTCTTCATCTCTATCAGGACCAAATACACAGAAGCTTTTTGAGTGAGGGGTCAATAACATATTAATGCCAACACCACGTCTTGTGTCGGTATGCCAATCATAGCAAGTATACGGGTCTAGTTTAAGAATGCCTGCAATAAAGTCATACCGTTTAACTAACCATCTAAAAAAGTCATCTTGAAATAAAACCTCAGGTGGTACTAACTTAGCTTTAAAGTTAAAGTAGTCTATCCATTCGGTTGAGTTATGGGCAACATGAAGAAGACCTTGTGTTATAGTAGATTTCTTTTGTATTTCATAAAATGGTTTCATTAACAGTCTCCATAACTTTGACCATGTTTAGCTTCACACGCTACAGGTAACCCATCAGCCCAAGTAGGTGCAGTGGACATGACATCGGTAATATATTTTATAGCATTATCTAAATCAGTGTCAGGCACAACACATACAACCGCATCATGCACAGTTAATACAGGCTTATACTTATCATTAATCTTAATCATTTGTTCGCCTACTACAATACGAGCAAGTGCTTGAACCACATTCTCTACGACTGAGCCTCCCCATAATGAGATATAACCTTTTCTAGATTTATACACAAACTTATCTTTACCATCTACCTTTTCTTTCTTTAGCTCTGGGTAATGAATATATAATCCGTTGGGTAATTTAATACCATCTTTAGTTACAAGTAAGCATTTGTGTTCACCTAAGTAATAAGGTTTGCTATCTTCTCCCCAGTTAGCCATGTCAGCTAAAGCTTTATCACAATCAGCCCAAAGTTTTATTACCTTATCATTTAATTGGCGATACACTTTAACTAAGTTTTGACATTCATCGTCAGGTAAATCAGCACCAGGCGGTTGAGTTTTTAATGTATGTTGTAGCTTGCTCCACCCAGTCCCATAACCTAAACCTAGTGTGCAAGTCTTGCCTACAAAACGTTCTACTGGGTCAGCCTTTGTGATAGTCCTACCATACACAGTTGATGCAAACTCACAATAAACATCTCGGTTGTCTTTATATAATTGAACGATGTCGTCTTGCCCTGCTAGCCATACAAGTATCCGAGCTTCAATTTGAGATGAGTCACAGTTAATAACTTTATACTTTAGCGGTGCTTCTACTGCGTTTTTTAATGCTTTCTTTTTCTTGTCACGTGAAGGCAAGTTTTGGAAGTTTACTTTGTCTGAGCCTGCCCATCGCCCTGTATGAGCACCATAGTATTTAAGTGGAATAGGAAGTTTGCCTTTATTACGTGATGCTATACCTAAGAATCTCTCTATTCTTGACTCTTCGATTGTTGACTTAGTGCCTAGACGGACAGCACATAGTTCCTGTATAAAAGGGTCTTCATGTTCGGTTAGTTCTATAAACCCTGTATCGTTTTTAGCCAACGCAAATGTATCTTTGCCTGTCGTTGGTGATACTTTCATAGGAACGGGAATATTTAATTCAGTAAGGAGTTCTGCAAATTGCTTATTAGATGCTAGCTTTTTTCTTACACATTCTTCATCTTCACAGTTTAATCTACTCATCAACGCACCTAGCACCTCTTTCTTTTCCGCTTCGACTTCTTCTAATCTAGAAGTTAATAAAGCATCATCTAGTTGAAGTGTTGGCTCGGTATACATTCTTAGTGTAATGTCTATGAGTTTTAATTCATTTGCGGGAAAGTCTTGGGCTAATACATTATAAAGTTTATAGGTAAGTTCTACATCGTTTTTACAATACTCACCATACTGTTTTAAATCGTCAATATCAAAGTCTTCTAAGCGTTTACCTTTAGCATCGATAACTTCTGTGCCTTTTCTACCTAATTCGTAACGTTCGACAAGAGCTGCGAGAGAGCCACCCACATCCACGCCATGCTTAGCACGAGCCATGCCAAGAGTATCAAGATAAATAGCTGGGACAATGTTAAAAATAAACGAAAGAATAGCTCCATCGAATTGTGTATTATGGCAAAGTAAGATGGCTTCGTTCCAATCAATCTCCATAAGTCTGTTTTTAATATGGTTATGAGTGCCTGTAATCCATTCAGTTTCTTGGTCGTCAATCTTAACGCCCACTCCAATAACTTGAAATCTTTCATCGCGTATGTATTCCTCTGTGGTTAGGTTTGATAGACTGAAACCCTGTTCGTAAAAGGTTTCAAAGTCAAGTGTGATTAAGTTCATAAGGTTGATAATAGTAACAGAATAGCTACTACGATTGCAAACATTATTTTTTCATTACGTTTTTCTTTTTTATCTGTTAAGTCTGGTTTATATGGTGCACCCCACGCCTCTCTTGCACTTCGTGGAGTAGGTTTATCAAAGGCATCAGGCTGAAAAAACCTCCAACCTTTCTTGGCGTTCTTAGCAAATACTTTCATTTGCCATGCTTCAAATTCTTTAATTGCAAGTCTTGCGTTAGGGTCAAAGTTATTTAATTTTGCGTTTTGCACAATATTTCTCCTTTGTTTTTTATTATTTTGCGTATTTTTCAAATTCGTTACGGCATTCGATGGAGCACCAACGGCGGTCATCTTTGACTGGGTCTTCACACCATATACATTTCCCTGTTTGATTAGAAGGTTTTTTGATTTTATCATGTGCGTTCCTTACTCCCATATCAATCATGTGTTGCATTAAATCGTTGGCTACGTCAGCATCATCACTCATCTTACAAATTCTTTATCCCTTGATTGAATATAAAAATACTTACGCCACACTCCACCTCTAGGTTGAGCCTTCGGTAAACTAATTAAGCCTTTCTTATCTAGCTCTCTTATTCTTTGATGACTACCATGTGCGTGTAATATGATATGGTTTCTTCCTGCGTTTGGGTGGTCTTCCATATATTGATTTACGATTGCGATGAGTTCTTCATCTGTTTTTACTTTAAAATTACTCATTAAAACAAACACTCTCCTACTAAATTAAATGCTGATGTAAAGACTTCGGTATGATTTGGCTCTTTAGGCACTTCTAGTTTTACTACCTTAACATGAGGATTGGTTTCTGTAAACCACTTAGCCTCCTTGACAGACCATCGATGTTTGCGTATGACTTCACCCTCATCGTCCACTACTGCATAACTAAACGGAATCATTTTACTTCCTTCCACCAATATCTATGCCCTCTAATTTTCTTTAAAAAAGCATGCCACCTTTTATGTTTATCTGATGTTCTCATCTTAACGTATCTTCTAAATCTTTTTTGTATATTCCAAGTAGCGTTGCACTTATACACAATCATCTTTGTTATCCTCTTCTATTAACTTTGCACCTTCAGCTAAACCCATGTTATATGCTACTTTCCAAGCCTCCCACATCTTTTCATCATCATACTTTAAAGCACATAATGAAGGGCTTTGTAAAAAGAATCTCTCATACCATAATGTAAATGCTTGTTTGTCGGTTCTCAATATGTTATGCGGAAATGGTTTTTTAATTGGGTCTTCAATCATTTCAATATACTCCAACAGATTTGTAGCTTATTCCAAAACGATAACTTCTTTGAGTTTGCTACTGTATAATCTGCTAATGCTTTTTGTATGCCTGCCTGCAATATAACTTCTCTACCTGCTTGGTTCATATCAAGCGTTAATTTGCAATCGCCTTGTTTTGTATCTTTAATGCTTACTACTTTTATATATGGTTTAGCCATTCTTCTCTCCTTATGGTGTTAATGTTCTTTGTTCAAAACATTCTAGGTGCGACTTCGCATACATATTTGGTCTGATTTCTTCATAAAGTTCGCCTTGTATGCATTTTAAATTCATACTATATTTCTTTTGTGTATGAGCATATTGCATGACTGCCCAAGTTAAACAACACCCAATAATGAATCCTACTACTGTAAACCCTGTGCCTTGGTATTTATTGTCTTCCATCATAGTCCTCCGTTAGCTTCAATTAATCTTTTTGTGGATTCCTTATAACTTTTAATGCCTGTAATCTTTTCAGCATTAGCTTCATCTTTGTATAGTGGCGTTATTACTATGTTATGTTTTTTTGTTGGCAAGTCTTTTATCCATGATAGTTCTTTAGGTCGTGTTTGCATAATGCTTGACCACACGAGGTCTCCGTGACTATTGAATTCTTCGATTGCCCATGCGTATGGGTCTTTCATTTTTGTCTCCTAGTAGAATACATGGTTGTTTATTATAACACGTGGTTTCATTCCCCACTGATTGTTTAATGCGACGTTGTGAAAATTCGTTGCACCTTTAGAATAATCTCTTGCTTTTAAATGTAATATCTCGTATGCAATTTTATAATATGATGTATTCTTTAACGCCTGTGGCGATGGTGGTTTTAGTTTACCATACCAAGAAAACTGATAGGGCTTTTTCATTTCAGTGCATATGTTTTCAGGTTTAAAATCGGCACGTCGGTATAACACGTAGCCTACGGCAATTTGCCCTGCGATGCCCTCTCCCCTTGCTTCCATGAATATAGTTGTGGCGAGACACGCCAATGCTTGGTCTATCATAGCAACCTCCTTAAATAAGAAACCAGTTACCTAGTCTATTTAATTATTTGTCTTGTGATTGAGTGGATTCAAATTCGATGAGCATATCGATTAGATGTCTAGCTTTCTCTAAATCTTTTATGCCGTTTTTGTTTTTCCAACGAGAGACATACTTAATAATATTTCCCTCAATAAATGGAATTTTGTTTGCGTAGATATAAATGATGGGTTGGATTGTCATGTCTTTATAATGACTACCATCTACTTGCCTGTTTAATGCACTTCCGTCTGTCATACTTCCTCCTTTACTAGAGTTAATACTTCCTCTATATTACCTTCATTTATAACGATTGCCAAGCCTTGATTAGCTTTGATTTGGTCGATGTTGTATTTTTGCAACGCAGTGATTGTGCCCTTTCCTGCTTTACATTCTATAGCGATGAACCTACCTTTGTAGCAGGCGATGATGTCAGGAACGCCACTTCTCCCATATCCTCCAGTTTGAGGGGAGAAATGATAGCACCCTATCGAGTCGAGAATTTTCTTTACTTTGTGTTTTACTTTTGCTTCTGGTGTCATGTTTATCCTTAGTTAGTCGTTCACCTCGTAGTGAATTCAAATCTGTTTCGTGTAATACTATAATATATAACGAGGGTGCTACTTGCCATGCTATGTTCTCTAAGTCTTTCATATCGTCAGGGCAGATATACAGTTCAGGGTCAGTTATAGCCCATGTATCTACAATCATATTTCCTGTGGGTTCAGCATGGTCAGACCTAGCCTTAGCAAAGGGGAGTTTCATTCTAATAAATATAGGTAACGTTTCATCTGTGAATTTCCTTGTATAGTTTTTATCTACGCAAACTACGTAGCTACCATCTGTATGCCACATCGGCACTCTCCAATGTTTCTTGAGAATATGGTGTGGCATAGGGCAATATACTTTCATGTATCCCTTTCTATTATTTAAGTCGTTCTACCATTTTACCATTAACTGTGATGTCTATGTTCCATTGTGATGATTTAAAGTTTTCCAAGTGTGTAAGATATTCTTTACTGAAAGTCTGATGTTTCTCTTGTATATATTTAGCAAACTTTTTCTTGAATACATTGATATAATCACTAGGGTGTGCAAGACTACTTAAATAGTAACCGACATGAAATGATTTCATATAAGTATAGATAGCTTCAACAGGCTTCTCAAAGAATATCTTATCAGCTAGTAAGATTGCTTCTTTTCGCATCGCATCACTCCACCAATGTGAACCTTTATACTCAGGTATAAGTTCTTCTACTACTTCTTCTCTGTCTTGATTAAAAGATTCTTTATCCATACAAGTTATAAACGCATACGCACCATTAAGTTTATCTTGATATATATTCATAGCTTCTTTAGATAGTTTTCTATCAACTGTTCTATACGTAGCAATATAGTGTGCTGATGGGTGAACCTCCATCGTATCCATATTGAATCTCATACCTTTAAATATAGGTAATCGTATATCTACGCCATTGTCTCTACGTGCATACACAATACCACCATGATTGATACTTGATTGAAACACGCCATTGGCATAATTCCATGCAGAGAATATCATACGCATACCTTGATGAAAGTTATCAGTTACAAACTCTACTGTATTATCTGACCTAATAATTAAATCTACTTTAGGGTTTTTAAAGTCTTTCTGATATGTTCCTGTTGGAACATGGGTTCTACCATTACTATCCCATTCATGTAATTCTCGCCATCGTTTTAATTCTCTCTTATCCATGCTATCTTTTTTAGCATTGTATTCTTCTGCCGTTGCAGTTTCAGTTTCCCACTTGTGATAGTAACCTACGTGATACTCTATCTCGCCATTTACTTCTTTCGGATAAAAGTATTTGTAGTTATGGTTTCTATCAGCAAACGGATACTTGTCTACTGTCCCTCTCCATGGTTTAACGTGTTCTGTGATTCGTTTTAGATGTTCATATCTTAGATTGTTATTCATTTTGTATATGCCTTTCCTTTCTCAAAGTTAATAACTAATACTTCATCTTTTGGGTCTCCACCACATATCTTGCATAGAGTTTCCCATACATCTTTCTTTTTAAAATCATCTTCATATAATTTTACGTGTGCATAATTCATTTTGTTTCCTCCCACATTTTTATTTGCTCTAATAATCCCCACGCACATTCGTGCCTACCATAGATAATATCGTCTGTGCCATCACTTGTTACATAATCCTCATGATTGTCTTTAGCATCAGCGACATCTTGATTCATTTCTATTTCTTCATTCAACCACTCTTTAACTTTCTTTAAAACTTCCTCGGCATTACTCATATTTTCTCCCTAGTTCTTCAAAAATTTTCTCAAATACTTTTGGTTCAAAGTCTTGCTTGTTATACTCAAACATTGTTTTCCTACCATTACTATGCTTTACATAGCCTTTCACGATGACGTGACTTACTACTAACTCTTTCTGTTTCTTTTCTACCATACTTTCTCCTTAATTGGTGGGGTGTAGTTTAGGCTCATTTCTTTCAAACTACTTTAAACTTTTAGTCAGCGTGCTAAAAATATACCTTTCGGCGTGAGACCTAGCCTGCATGGTTGGTTCTGTCTCCCTCTTTAAATATTTATATCTGACGCCTTTAAATGCACTTAGCATACAGTTCCCCATTGATTTATAATTTTGCTCTAGCCATCATCTTATATAATCTAAAGCGTTTAGCTAAGTTGCGTAGTTTCCTATCACTTAACACATGGCTCTTTTTATATAGTCTTAACATTCTTACAGTTGCATCTATTGAATAGTCACGATATGTAAGTTCTTTTAGGCACTCCTCTCTAGTCATCTATTCCTCCTGCTTGTTGAATGACATACTCTAATCTCATATCAGCTAATAGTTTCTCTAACTGTGGTGTTGTTTCTTTGTTTCGTCTAGCATAGTGCCAGTTGATACGTTTTGATTCTTTACTTCTAATTTTCATTTTCCATGCTATCTTATTTATATCTTGCATGATTTTATTTCTCTCGATAGCTTGTTCTAATGGTCTATTCACATATACCTCCACGCTTTTGTTTTTTGAATTTATTCGTCCCATTGTGTAGTCAAAGGTCACCATGTCTTTAACTCTCATCTTAGTCATTCTTTTTAACCACCTTGCCACTTGGTGCTACAAAGTTATTATTCTGTGTCACAAGCCATAACGTAGGGCATTTAACGTTCCACGTTATTTCTGATTCCAGATATCCGTCTGTGAATACAATGATTGCTTCGGCTTCCACACGTTGTTTATTTAGATGTTCACTCACACATGAAACCATAGTTCCACCTCCACCCTGTGGTTTAAGTAATTCTTTGATGTTGCCATAGTGTTCAGGTAAAAAGACTTGTTCACCATGCACCTCAGTATCCCACCACAACACTCGAACCTTGCTAGGTGTAGCAACAGAGCAAATTGAAGCCAGTTCTGATGCAAACTCTGTAAGTTCCTGACCACCAATCGAGCCTGATGTATCTATCGCCACAATAAGTTCACCAATACTTTCGTTCTCCATGCTTGGTAAATAAATATCATTAGCCATCTGACGCTTGTTAAACTTTCGCCATGTATATTCATCTGAGCCTTTGGTTGCATTGTTCACAAACTCACGTAGCACCTCTCGCCAATCCACCTTGGGTTCTAGCATATCACCAATCACACGAGGAATCTTAGCACCCATACGACCTGCAAGTATGCCACCCTCACGTAAGGCTTTGTCAATCTTACTTGACATCTCTTTAGCTTCTTCATCGGTCATACTCTGTGCGTTCTCGAAGTCATGCTCATCTAGTGTCTTACCTAGTGATTCACCCTTGCCTGAATCTTTATTTTGTTTCTGTTGTTTCTTCAAGTCCTCATATATCTCACGCACCGACCAATTATGATACTTAGCATCATAGAGACCACCCTTAGGTAAATGACACAAGTCGCTGTCTTTGAGATTCATAATCACATCATTGACTGCATAGTCTGTCGCCACGTTGATAGCTTGTGCATTGTCCTTAAATTCTTTCTTGAATCTTGGTATATGCTTTAGTGCAACGTGTAAGTTCTCGTGCAATATCAAACCACGCAATTCTGCATCTGTCAGTTTAGATATAAATTCACGACCATACTTCTTATCTACACCATTGGTGTATGCCGTAACATTATCTTCAATGACTGAGTTCTTACCCATGAGCATGACACCTGAATACAATGCCGTCTCACGATGTTTCATCAATGCAATATGAGCTTTCTTTAGTCTTGTTTCTTGACTGATACTCATAGTCTTGCCCTCAACATAGATAATACATACAGTCTTTTATTACTTTCTTGTATAGGTATTTGATTGTCTACATAATCACCTTGTATCAGTTCTTTGTTAAACTCTTTCTCAATACCAATATGGTCACCGATGATGTCATACAATAACTTATTCTCATAATCATCTATCTCTAATTGCATATCTATCTCCTATTAAAATAACTCATGATTCTCTGTTGCCCACTTAGCTATCTCTGCATTGTTACGAGCTAACTTCACACCATTCTTACTACGCACCATCATGGTAAAGAATACTGCTTGAATCTCGCTACTCTCAATGCGATTCACAAACTTCATAAACGCTGATAAGTCCTCTTGTGTTGATAGAGTATCTGTCGCTTGGAACATCAACATCAATAACGCAGAGGTTTCCGTTGGCATAGCAATATCCGTAGGTTTCTCAATGATGTCTTTGAAACGAGGTAATGATTTCTCTATCGATAGGAACGCACTCATATCTGCACTTGCACTTGCACCGATAGTCCCTGCCAACGCACACATGACTGCATTGTCGCCTAGCACCTCTTTGTTATCCACGATGACTGATGCCTTAGCCAATGAACGTGGTGAACAGAATGATAGGTTCGTCTTACTTGGTTGAAAGATGTATGGGTTGTCAGCTTGGTCACCCTCTGTATAACTTGCCAATGACCTAGGGAACATATACACCCATGCTCTGATTAACGGATTGATTGCATTGTCCGTTGCCCATTTCAACCATGTATCAACATCAGGCTTTTGCATCTTCAATATACATACACGATTCCCTGCATGAGCCAACATACTGTCGCCTACTCCGTCACTTGCATTGTTACTTGTTGCGAAAACTATCGATTCACGTGGTAGTGAAACGTCACCCACAGTTCTCTCTAACATCAAACGAGTAAAGATAACTTGCAATAGCTTTGGTGATTTCATAAACTCATCGAGTAAGATAACCTTAGGCTTTGGTGAATCTAGTTTAAATAATTTACCCACATAGCTATCCAATGTTTTAGTTTCATGGTTAGGAATAGTCATAGCTATGTCTGACATATCTTTCACAGGGCAATCTACATAGATGTAGTCATACTTGTCACCCAAATCTTCCTCAAGCATTTTAAGTATCGATGTCTTACCACAACCAGGCTCAGATTGAATGACTGGGGTAAGTTCTTTACCTATCGTGGGTATGAGTTTTCTTAGTTCATCAATCGTTACATTATTTACTGTGTTTATTGTTGCCATTTCGTCTTCCTTTCATTGTTATGTTTAATATATCTTTATACTCTTGAGGTAATGATTCTATTGCTTTTATCTGTTGTCTTATCCACCATGCTTTGTGTAATTGATACCCACACATCACACCACAACCAAACCATATTGCATATGCAACCCAGTCCATACTATCTCCTTAGAATTTAAATTTAGATAAGATGTCATCAACGTCATTCTTAACTCTGTCACGCACCATATCGTTCTCTCTGATTAAATCACTATCTACACCATTAAGTGTTTGTTCTAGTCCCATTACTGCAACACTTAACTTCTTACTTACTTCATTATCCACAGGTTTAAAGTCTTTGAACGTATTGCATAAGTCCTTAGCTTTTTCCAACGTAGATTCATAAATCTTTCTACGTTTAGTTTTCGTTTCACCTGATTGTGAATCCTTAATTTCATCAACACCACAACAATGACTGATACTTTCCATCACTTCTGTTAAGCGTTCTACTTGGTCATTTAAGATACCAGTTATGATGCCCTCAGCTTGTCTCTCATACTGACTATGTAAGTCCTCAGCTATGTCATTACTAATCTGACATCGCCAATCATGAGCAGGCACTTCTGATACGTATAGCTTTATCCCAAATTTATTTCTTACCTCACTCGCACTCGGATAGTCATTCGCATTAAACATATCCCCTGCTTTGAAAGCCATGTTCGATACGATAGCTTGGTAATTGTTTATAAAACTGTCTAGTAACCGATTGAATTCCACCTCGTGTTCGTTAAACTCTCGCTTAAACTTTTCTAGGTTGATGACAGGCAATATGTCTTGAGCATTGTTCCACCTAAACGTGCTACGCTTCAACCAATTGTATATAGTCTGTCTGTAATTGCTAACACGTTTATGGAATTGGTCATCAGCTAAGAGATTCTTAACGAAACGTCCTGCACTACTATCTGCTTTCTTAGCGTGTGTTACCTCGTCACTTATCCCTCTGTCTTGCTTTGTTGCTGACCATACGTTCACGTCCACGCTGACTAATACTGCCGATGTTGCCAACGATATAATATGGTTTGGTTTGTGTATCTGATACACATTGTCCTCTTGTAATACTTGCATATCTCTCTCCTTATGTTGTTGTTCACGTTGCCGTGAATGTTATGTTTGCATCGTGTGTTAGTTTCTTTCCCCATGTCTTATTAGTATAGCATAACTTGACATATAAACATATAACTTGGGATAAACTAAATATGTATATCTATACCACTATATACACTCATAATACTCCATGGGTCAAAGCCACTACCACGTTGTTCAATGTCATCAGATTCCTCACCGATTCTAGTGAATGAGCATGACACAGGATTCTCCATGCCTTGTGTGCTATCATATAACTCTGCATACTCTACCATCATTTCATATAATCTCTCATGAGCCTTGACATCTTCATAATTGTCATACCACTTCAACCCACTCTCATTAAATAAAATAGTCCTAGCTTCTTTATTCACAGTTAAGTGAACGTTTATTTCGTAGGTGTCATCAAAACATTTACTAGCTATTGGGTCTTGTTTCATTTCCGTTAGCATAAGTAAGAATATCCCATCAGCACTCAGATTCTTTTCCTCCTCTGTTGCTTGGTCATTCCACTCAATGTCCTCGACCTTGACACCATATGCCACTTCACTTCGATAACCCATGTTATTTATCCTTTACTGCACGTAGTCGTTTAGAATAATAGATAGCATCTTGTATCGCTTGCCACTCAAACATATTTCTAGTTTTAGCTATCTCTAATAAATACTTTTCCTGTTGTTCCTGTTCTTCTAATTCTTTCTGATGCCACATCGCATCTATTTCATCTTGTTCCATACCATTCTCCTGTTGTGTAATTAACCAATTTTTAACCTTGCCCATGAATATCTCCCTCATCTAAGCTATCATGCGATTCACCATTAAGTGAACGGATATAATGCAAGAGTTCTCTACATACCTCATACCTCCCATGCACTATGTCTTGCGTTCCGTCTGTCAGTTCATCTAACCCATTGACTATCTCAGCGTCATGTTTCAACTCGTCTTTAATCCATTGGGTTATGTTATCAACCATGCCTTTGTATTTTAGTGGTCTCGCCATGATTAGTCCTCGCAACTTCCGTTAATACATTGTTTAGCTTCTAAGATTTCTTTTTCTAGTTCTTCTACTGCCTTGTGATTTAATACTTCATAGGCATACTCTTTAACATCTTTGTAGATGTCGCCCTCAATGACCTCACACTTGCATAGTAACCCTTTGTCTTGCACGTGGTCTTTGATGATTGATTGAATATGCATCTCAGGTGTTATATCCTCTCCCCATGATTCAATCTCTTTAACTCTGCCTTTGTCCATACCTACCTCTACCACTACTAAAAACTTTACTGTCTCCATGTTATTCTCCTTGTTTAATATCTACTGTGTGAATCTGCCCTGCCTGTTCTTGCCACCTTTCAGGGTGTCTCAATGCTTCTACTTCTGCTTCCTTGCTACTGTGTGCTGATACGTGAACCTCATACACAATGCTTTCCTCCAACTTCACTACATAGTTCTTCATGATAACGTGACCTCCTAATGTTGTGCCTTGTTAATTAAAAACCCTACTATCCCATATTTATTTATTACCTGATGCATTTCGTCTGTGCTTAACCATAAGTCTATGTCCCCACTTGGTCTTAATAAACTTTGATGTCTTGTCGTGCTTTGTGAGTATTTATCTTTATTACCTACCCACTTCTTTTCTTTGGCATCATAAATATACATAGGAAAATGGTGTCCATAACTATACACTATATATACCTGATTATCTTCTGCTATACTTGACCACTCAGCAAACGTATTACTACCTTGAAACTCATACAACCCATTCACTTTATCTCTTGCTTTGTTATTTGATACTCTACTCATGTTTGCTCTCCATTTCGTTTTTATATTCCCAATTCACATCTGATAACCAATCGCTAAAGTTCTCCCCTACTTCATCTTCATGAAAGGTTCTCTTTGTGCCATCTAAAAACTTTACCACTACTACCACCTCGTCTATCTGATTATGTTCCATTTCCATTTCACTCATTATATTTCTCCTCTTTTCTTTAGTTCTAGATATTGTTTATACATCATCTCTTTTTTGTTCTTCACGTGAAGGTGATGCTCATATGTCGTTGCCTTCTCTACATGTCCCTTCTTTTCTAAAAACTCATAAAACTGCTCTCTCGTCATAATCATTTCACTATCCCTCCCTTGTTATTAAGTCCTGTTAAGTCATCTCGGTTTGTGATGACCATGTAATTCGATTTATGCATAGGTGCTATGGTGTGCTTTTTATTTCTTGCATCAACCTCGCCACACTTTAAACACGTGGTATAACCTAGCTTGTATCTTGCATCTAATACATGGTCGCCACACTTGATACATAGATTTTTGTATTCCATAAACCCTCCCTAAATTGCGTAGTATCCGACTGCTTGACACTTAGCGAATTAAACTTATTAACAAAATAAACCCTGCAATACCCCATGCAATAACCTCTGTGATGATTAGTCTACGAAGTCTGCTTTTTGGTATGGTTACGTATTGGCTCATGGTTACCTCTCTGTTATAACTTGACATATAATCGCCTACCTTACTGCCTTTTCTCTCGTTCATTCTGTTTTTCATTTCAATGTTGTCTGTAAATAGTTTCATCATGCTCTCCTTGTTGTTTATATTGTCGTTCACGTTGTAGTGAATTTGCTTTTATATGTAGGGTTTGGTTTGTATGACGTATTATTTTCTCTCCCCACATAACTACCATTATACATGAACTTGACATATATACCAATAACTTTACATATCTTTTTTACTTTTTGGTTTAGCTAGTTTGTTCCAAATGTTCCAAGAATGTTCCAGTTTTCGCTTGACATATAGGAACAAAAATTAGGTGGGGGTTTGTGCCGTTCCGTGCTTGTAAGTGCTTGTATTATATATATTATATTATTATTATTTATTTATTATTTAGTAGTGTTTTTGCAAAATGTTCCAATGTTCCAAGTTTTTTTAAGGGGGGGTCTCCTTTTCTGAAATTTGTTTGCACTGCGAAAAACAAGGTCTTGCTTTGTATAACTTTGAAAATTCACCCCCCTACCCCTGCAACGTTGGAACATTGGAACAAATGAATATAATCAAGCACTTAGGTTGGAACATTTTTTGGAACATTATGGAACATAGTTGGAACAAATCATTATCTATAATTAAACTCATACACCATACATCAGCTATACATATCTTACACGATAGACTTGGAACAAATTCACTACTACGTGAATGGCTAAATAAACTTCTTGGTCATAGTCCAATCCACAACCACGCAAAAACGACGTCGACGACACATAACTGGTTTCAATAAGGTGGTAGGCAAATGGTGGCTACGCATGGCCTATGAATATCTTAACTAACGCCCGCTCGCTTAATAACTGGTTTCAAAAATCGAGGCCAAAAAAAAGGAGGCCCGAAGGCCTCCCCTAGTTTACTAACTAACCCATTTACGATTAAATTCTGAAATCGCGGTTATGAGTTTTTTCTCGTTAGCCGAATCATCACCACGCGCCTTTGCATTGACGCATTTTTTCTTAAGGCCATCAAGGGTTTCTTTGACAGTTTCGGCAAAGGTTCGCGTTGCACCACGTTCGCGCGGTTTACCCTCATTTTTTAAGGCCTTAATTGCTTTTTTAAGATCATTCAAGCGGTTACTACAATACTTGCTTACTTGATCACGCTCGGCCTTGATTAAAGCATGAAGTTGAGGATTGCTAGTTCTCAATGCGCCGAAGGCCTGCGGTGTATAGGCCATGATATTCGCAACGGTTCGGTGATACTTCTCGCCTTTGTGATTATCGAAAGCTAACTTTTCAACGGGTAGATAATTACCCGATTCGACTATGAAATGCTGGTCAATCTTAGGTTGATTTTCCGCAACCCTTAATTGATAACCCGCAAAGAGTTCGGCCTTAGGTTCGTCCGCAACCTCTTCGTCAAAGTTCGGATACTGTTCATAGACTTGACGGGCTAGACTACGCTCGTTGTCTTTGTTTGTGGCCTGTTGATAACCGATTTGTTTTAAGTTTAAAGTTTTCATAACTACTCCATAAGTTAAACAGCAAAATTGCTGTGATTGTTTTATCTCATAACTGATAACATATGTAAAGTTTCAGGGCCTAGTGAATGACTAAATAACGACCACGCGAACGCGACCGATTCTACCGCGACGACACATAACTGGTATCAATTACTGGGCGCAAAAAAGAAGGGGGCTACGCGCCCCCCGTTGGTTACATCTGTGCATCTATGTTAAGGTTATGTTGTTCCTGTTCAGGAGTTAAGTTGTCTCCCATGTAATAACCATTACTATCTATTGAAGGCTTATGCTCTTTGTCATAACCAAACTCCCAAGAGTTACTAGCCATGTCATGCACTAACTGTTTGAACTCATCAATCTTAACTGAATCACTTAAAGGCATTCTCTCGTTAAAGTAATCTGTACTATAAATTACTAGATTGAAGAACTGATTGACCTGAGCAGTCCACTGCTTAATATACTCTTCTTTAGTTACTTGCTTATCACCATTCCATGATTCTACTGTTATAGTCTTTTCCATTTGTTTCTCCTTTAAAGAAGGGGGCCGAAGCCCCCAGTTGATTAGTTAAAGTTAAGTTCTAGTTGATATGGTACTTTGTCCTCACGCTCAATCCACTCAGCACCGATAACACCTACATAATACTCAGCACCGAGTCTAGTATCAGACATCTCTCTAACTACTACATGACCTGAACTGCTAGGTTTGTGAGGCTTACTAAAGAACTGAACATAATGTGGAACATTATTAATATGAACTACATCACCTGTCTTTACTTCTTTACCACTATCTTTATATACTAAACGCATACTATTCTCCTTCTGTCATTGATAAATAAAAGTACATACATGCAGCTACTACTGCTAACGCTGCGCCTGTTGGTGTGTGTAAGTAAAACAATGCAATGCCACCAATCATTAACATTACTAAACCTTCTAAGAATCTAATTACTTGTCTCATAATAATCTCCTAGTTAATACCAAACAGAAGTTGCTTGGTTGAATACTTTATCTCACAGGTTGAAACATATGTAAAGTTACGACCCCACCTATACCCCACCCCCCAAAAAGGCTTTGGGTCCCATCCTTCGCGTATCCCTCTATGATTTACACAAATAACTACTCAATTTCCAAAACACCCCCCGTCAACTTGACAAATGGCTAAGAAAAAAATATTTTGCAAAAAATTCTGAAATATCGGGCAAGACTAATTTGTAAGACTAAGTGATTGATTAGTAAAGAATTTGCCTGTATTTTGAAGGGAACAAGGTTTTACAGGGAAAAAAGTAGTCGGAAGGTTACACTTAGTGTAACTATAAGGAACAAAAAACTAAATGGCTTTAGGATCGAAGTTATAAACTTCAGAATAGATGTCTTTGATGCGTAAGAACTTCTTGCCATGCTGGTCAAAATCATTGTCACCCCGTACATACAAAGCTAGATGAACCATCTCGTGAAGAAGCGTTTGAAAGATTGTAGTAAAATGCCCGCAAGAACCACGACTAATATGTATTTCCATTTCAACTTCATCAAAACAACCATATATAGTAGGATTTTGTATAACAACAAAGCGAACTTTGTTAGACTTAGGCATTTTTAGTTTGTTAAAAGGAGGTAGTTGGCATGCCATGTTATAAAGAATCTCTAAGTTCCTCGATGTTAATGTAGTCTTTGCCATAAAAACCCTCCTGAATAATTGTATTATACTAAAAAGCTGTGTTAGAATTGTGAAATCGCTGCAAATATAAACTCATAGGTGACACAGCAACCCATGCAAACTCAAAATACTGAAGAAAATCAACAACTTGACCAAAATCCTGTGGTCATGTACCCCAATATAGACGAAAATATACCCATTCCTAAGAGTGCACGCGAGGCTTTACCTGATTTAAGCAACGAAGAAGAGGTAGAAATGCTAGCTAATACTATAAAACTTATTTCAGACTTAACCGGACAGCCGATCCAGGCTACGCAAGATGATGTGATGGAAGCAAAAACGATTGCTGAGACAATTATAAAAAACCCTGAGAATAAAATTCAGTTAAAAAAATATAAAAGCCCTGTCTTAGCATCGTTAGCAGGTATGGTAGCAGAGTTGAACTCAGATAAACTTGTAGATGACTTAAAAGAGTTAAAGACGTTTGTGGTGAATGGACTGATTAAAGAAGCTACAACTGCGGATAAACCTAAAGAAAGAATTACGGCCCTTCGTGCCATAGGTGAGGTGGATGGTGTGGATGCGTTTAAGAAACATACTGAAGTGGTTCATAAAAATATGTCGATGGATGATATTGAGTCACGCTTACAAACACTTGTTACTAAATTACAAAAACGACTGGATGTTAAAGACTCTGAAGTGATTGATGCAGAAGTTGTAAAAGATGAGTGATGATAAAAAAGAACAAGAAAAGCGAGTATTATCTCTTATTAGGTTTCTAGGTGCACACAAACAACACTTAGATGATGACGAAGCTGCAGAAGTCGATGCACTACTAGAACTGACAGATGGTAAGATAGTACAAGATGTAGGTAGTACAAGCTTTTTAGAATTTATACAACATGTATATCCAGGATATAAAGTAGGAGCGCATCATGCAAGGTTGGCTAAGATATTTGAGGACATTGCCAAAGGTAAAAAGAAAAGAGTTATTGTTAATATTGCGCCACGACACGGGAAGTCTGAACTTATCTCATATCTGGCACCTGCTTGGTTTTTGGGAAAGTTTCCTCACAAGAAAGTTATTATGGCGTCTCATACCGCTGATCTTGCTGTTGGGTTTGGTCGTCGCGTTCGTAATCTTGTTGGGTCTGATGCTTATAAAGATATATTTCCTGAAGTAGAATTACAAGCTGACTCGAAGTCGGCATCACGATGGGGGACAAACTTTAATGGAGAATATTTTGCGATTGGTGTGGGTGGCGCCCTCGCTGGTCGCGGGGCTGATCTTTTTATCATTGACGATCCACACTCTGAGCAAGATGCAAAACTCGGACGACCTGATGTTTTTCTCCCTGCTTGGGAGTGGTTTCAGTCTGGCCCTATACAGCGTCTTATGCCTGGCGGTGCGATTATTGTAGTGATGACACGGTGGTCTAAGCTTGATTTAACAGGCCAGATCGTGAATCAGATGGTAAAGAATGATGAAGTAGATCAGTGGGAAGTTGTTGAGTTTCCAGCAATTATAGAAGATAAAGAAGGTAATGAGTCACCACTTTGGCCTGAGTTTTGGAGTTTAGAAGAGTTACAAGCTAAAAAAGCAGCGTTAGATACACGATATTGGAATGCACAGTACTTACAAAATCCAGTATCAGAAGAAGGTGCGTTAATTAAAAGAGAGTGGTGGAATATATGGGAAGGGGAAGATCCTCCTAGTTGTGAATTCACTATTATGAGTTTAGATGCAGCCCAAGAGGCTAATAATAGAGCGGACTACAACGCGCTCACTACTTGGGGCGTCTTTTTTAACGAAGAAACCAATAACTATAATATAATACTGTTAAATTCAATTAAGAAACGATTAGAGTTCCCTGACCTCAAAGCATTAGTGTTAGAAGAGTATAAAGATTGGGAACCTGATGCATTTTTAGTTGAGAAAAAATCTAACGGTGCTGCTCTCTATCAAGAAATGAGAAGAATGGGCTTACCGGTAGGTGAATTTACACCTGGAAAAGGGCAAGATAAGATTAGTCGAGTAAATGCTATTTCCGATTTATTCAGAAGTGGTATAGTATGGGCGCCTGATAGACGATGGGCTCATGATGTAATAGAAGAGTGTAATGATTTTCCTAGTGGTGCGAATGATGACTTGGTGGATAGCACTACTTTAGCATTATTAAGATTTAGACAGGGTGGGTTTATTAGATTACCTAGTGATGAACCTGAAGATATACCAGGATTTAGAAGTTCTCGAAACAGATTATACGCAATATAAGGAATTAATATGGCAGACAACATTGATAAAAGTTTAGCACAAGCACCTCAAGGAATAGAAGCAATGGCTATGAGCCAACCTGACTTGAGTATTGAAATTGAAAACCCAGAAAGTGTTACCTTAGATGATGGTAGCATGGAAATTACAATTATTCCTGGTAAAGAAACTAACGACTCATTTAATATTAACTTAGCAGAAGATATGGATGAAGGTCAGCTCACTGAATTATCAGGTGATTTAATTGGTGAATATGATGCTGATATTAATTCTAGAAAAGATTGGTTAACAACTTATGTAGAAGGCTTAGAGTTATTAGGTCTTAAAGTTGAAGACAGAACAGAACCGTGGCCTGGGGCATGCAATGTGTACCACCCCTTGATGACAGAAGCGCTGGTTAAATTCCAAGCTGAAACTATGATGGAGACATTTCCAGCGGCAGGCCCAGTTAAAACAGTAATTATCGGTAAGCAAACAAAAGAAAAAGAAGATGCTGCCGAACGCGTCAAAGATGATATGAATTATCAATTGACCGACATGATGCCAGAATATCGTCCAGAACACGAACGCATGCTATGGGGTTTAGGTTTATCTGGTAATGCATTTAAGAAAGTTTATTACGATCCTAACATTGAGCGTCAAGTATCAATGTATGTTCCTGCCGAAGATATTGTAGTTCCATATGGCGCATCTAATTTAGAAACAGCAGAACGCGTCACGCACGTGATGAGAAAAACAAAAAATGAATTGCATCGTTTACAAGTAGCAGGATTTTATCGTGATGTAGATTTAGGTGAACCATTCTTAGATATTGATGAAGCTGAGAAAAAGATTGCAGAGAAACTAGGTTTTAATCCTACAGAGGATGACAGATATAAAATCTTAGAGATGCATGTTAACTTAGATTTAGAAAATGGTGATAGTGAAGACGGTATTGCACTACCATATGTAGTTACAATCGAAAAAGGTACAGGTACTATCTTAGCAATTCGTCGTAATTGGAATCCTGATGATAAATTAAAAGCTAAGCGTCAACACTTTGTACACTACGGATATATTCCAGGATTTGGTTTTTATTGTTTTGGTTTAATTCATTTAATCGGAGCATTTGCTAAATCAGGTACGATGATTCTTCGTCAATTGGTAGATGCAGGTACACTATCTAATTTACCAGGCGGTCTCAAGTCTCGTGGGCTACGCATTAAAGGCGACGATACACCGATTGCTCCAGGTGAATGGCGTGATGTAGATGTACCAAGTGGTGCAGTAAGAGACAACATCTTACCATTACCTTATAAAGAGCCTTCACAAGTATTACAAGGTTTAATGACACAAATCATTGAAGAAGGACGACGTTTTGCATCAGCTGCTGATATGAAAGTATCTGATATGTCTGCTAACTCTCCAGTAGGTACTACACTAGCAATTCTAGAAAGAACATTAAAAGTAATGAGTGCTGTACAAGCGCGTATTTACTATGCAATGAAACAAGAGTTTAAATTACTTAAAGGTATTATTCGTGATTACACTCCAACAGAATATAGCTATGAACCTGAAGTAGGTGATAGACGTGCTAAACAGTCTGACTATGATAATGTAGATGTTATTCCAGTCTCTGATCCTAATGCTGCAACCATGTCACAAAAAGTGGTTCAGTATCAAGCAGTCATGCAAATGGCACAAGCTAATCCACAAATTTATGATCTACCAGAACTTAATAAACAAATGTTAGAAGTATTAGGTGTTAAGAACATTGGTAAATTAATTCCAACAACTGATGATCAAAAACCAAAAGATCCTGTATCGGAAAATATGGATATTATTAATGGTAAACCTGTTAAAGCATTTATCTATCAAGATCATCAAGCACATATTGCAGTTCATATGGCAGCTATGCAAGATCCTAAGATTCAACAAATGGTAGGACAGAACCCACAAGCAGGTGCAATTCAAGCTGCAGCTATGGCACATATTAATGAGCACGTTGCGTTTGAGTATAGAAAACAACTTGAAGAGCAATTAGGTGTTCCATTACCTGATCCTAACGAAACATTACCAGAAGATGTGGAATATGAATTATCTAAAGTAATGGCTGAAGCTGCTAAGAAACTTGCTGCTAAGTCTGCTTCAGAAGTTCAACAACAACAAGCTCAACAACAAATGCAAGACCCAATCATTCAAATGCAACAACAAGAGCTACAACTTAAAGCCCAAGATTTGCAAATCAAACAGCAAAAAACTATGGCTGATATTCAAGCTGAACAAACTAGATTACAACTTGATAAGATGCGTATTGAATCTCAAGAACGTATTGCTGGTGCTCAATTAGGTGCTGATGTTGTTATGAGTGAAAAAGACTTAAAAGCTAAACAGCTTATGGAAGGCACTCGTCTAGGTATAGATGCAGTTAAAGCTAAAGAACAAGCAGCAATCCAAAGAGAGATGCAAAATAAGCAAAAGGAATCACAACCAACCGAGGAGTAACATATGGATGAAACGCTAGAATACTTAATCAAAAAGATTGAGGAAAGGCGCATAGATATAGAAAGAAGTTTAGGAGATGGAGCAGCAAAAGATTATGCTTCGTATCAATATTCAGTAGGTAATATACAAGGTCTACTTACTGTTAAATATATAATCCAAGACCTTGCAAAAAGAATGGAGAGTGGTGAAGATGAGTGAACAAATACTCACAATGAATAAGAATTTGGTTGATGCAAACGGTCGACCGATTAATATTCCAACAGTAGATGAAGTAAATGCAGAAGATATCCCAATTGAAGAAAGAGGATTACAACTGCCAGATCCAAAAGGTTATAGAATTTTATGTGCTATCCCAGAAGCATCGGATACATATGAAAGTGGTTTAGCAAAAGCTGGCCAAACAAAGCACATTGAAGAACATTCAACTGTAGTTCTATTTGTAGTACGAATGGGTGATATGTGTTACAAAGACGAGTCAAGATTTCCGACTGGTCCATGGTGTAAAGAGGGTGATTTTATTTTGACACGTGCATACGCAGGTACTCGATTTAAAATCCACGGAAGAGAATTCCGCATTATTAACGATGACACTGTAGAAGGTGTTGTGCAAGACCCACGCGGTTATACACGCGCATAAGGAGATATAAATGGCTGAAGTAAAAGACGGCGATATTGTTTTTGAATATCCAGATGATGACGAAATTCCAGCGGTTAAACCTGCTGAAGAAAAAGAAGTTGAAGTAAAAGCTGAACCTAAAAAAGAAGTTAAGGTAGAAGTAAAAGGAGATGATATTGATCTTGAAATTGAAGACGATACTCCGCCAGAAGATAAAGGCAAAGAACCTTTACCTAAAGAGAAAGTTGAAGAGCTAGAAAATGACACATTAGAAGATTATTCTGAGCGTGTTAAACAACGTATGGCTCAGCTTAAAAAAGTTTGGCATGACGAAAGACGTGCTAAAGAAGCTGCAGACCGTGAAAGACAAGAAGCTATTCGATATGCACAACAAATTGCAGAGGAAAATAAAAAGCTTAAGACTACGTTAAGTTCAGGTGAAACAACTTATATTGAGACACTTAAAAATGCTCTTGAAAGTGAACTTGCTTTAGCTAAAGAATCTTACCGTAAAGCCTATGATACAGGGGAAACAGAGAGTATAATTGAAGCACAACAAAAAATGAATGATGCTCAGTTTAGACTGTCACAAGCTAAACAATATGAGCCTAGATTTAAAAGTGCTTTACAAGAAACTGAAAATCCTGTATATATACCACAAAATGAACAACCTTCATTTAAACCAGACGACAAAGCTTTAAAATGGCAAGAAAAAAACGAGTGGTTTGGTAAAGATGAAGAAATGACAAGCCTTGCATTAGGCTTACATGAGAAATTAGTTAGAAGTGGGATCAGTCCTACATCTGATGAATATTATCGTCGTATCGATGGTACGATGCAAAAACGATTCCCAGAATACTTTGGGGATGCAACGCTAGACGAGGAAAAACCCGCCGAGCGCACAAAACCTTCGACTGTAGTTGCTCCGGCAACGCGTAGTACCGCGCCTAAAAAAGTACGATTGACGAAGACACAAGTAGCGTT